ATATATCGAAGTAATTGAAGAACAAAATGAGTATGATAAAATCTTAGATCATATGCCGATTCCCGGTGAAAACGAGTCGAACTAATGTATGATAAACTCATATTTGGAAAAAATAATACCGAGAATGTAGTAAGTATTGAAATCAAAGACCATGAAGCTGAAATATTCACTGAGACTAAGGACGGAGTCACATCGTTTAAGACTGGAAACAAATTCTGGATTCTCAGTCCTTATCCAGTTAAGACCGTCAATGGGTGGATAAAACTTCAAGGCGATCTTCACTATAAATTCGGATTATTGTTTGACAATGAACGAGATTTCTTGAATACTAAACGTGGACTTCATGGAGACACGTATTCAATCTACGATAAAAAAGAAGCCTTCATGGTTGCACAAGGCTTTACTAGTTTTAAAAACTTAAGTCTTAAAGATGTCTCAGTATTATCATTTGATATCGAGACAACAACCCTTGACCCTAATGCTCCTAATGCGAAGATATTATTAATCTCAAATACGTATCGTAAAGGAGATTTTACTGAAAAACGATTGTTCTGCTATGATGATTATGACTCAGTTTCTGAATTTATTGATGATTGGTGTACATGGGTTCGTGAAAAAAATCCGAGCATTCTTTGCGGGCATAATATCTTTGGATTTGACTTACACTATCTTAATACTATCGCTGTTATTAATAACACTACTCTGTCACTTGGTCGCGATAACTCCCCGATAAGATTTAATACATTTGAGTCAAAGTTTCGAAAAGATCAAACTCAGAATCTTTCTTATAAACGATGTTTTGTCTATGGCCGAGAAATTGTTGATACTTACTTCCTTAGTATAAAATACGATACAGTAGCAAAGAAATACGAATCCTACGGATTGAAACAAATCATCAAGACTGAAGGCTTAGAGAAAACTAATCGCGTGTTTTACGACGCTTCAAAGATTCGTGATAACTACATGATTCCTGAAGAATGGAAAAAAATCAAGAAATATTGCGAAGATGACTCTGATGATTCTTTGGCGTTGTTTGATCTTATGGGTCCACCATTCTTTTATATGACCCGTAATATACCTAAGAGTTTTCAATCTGTATGTTATTCGGCAAGTGGAGCACAGATCAATTCAATAATGGTTCGTGCTTATCTTCAAGACGGCCATTCAATTCCTAAAGCATCTATGTCTGAAAACTTCGAAGGTGCTATTAGTTTTGGTAATCCAGGTATTTACACTAACGTTTTTAAAGCTGACGTTGCAAGTCTTTATCCGTCTATAATGATTCAATATGAAGTCTACGATAAACAAAAAGATCCAAATGCGTATTTTAAACAACTAGTAAAAACATTTACTGAACTCAGACTTGAATACAAAAAACAAGCGAAGGAGAATAAATATTATGATGATCTTCAGAATGCTTACAAAATTTTTATCAACAGTTGCTTTGGCTTCCTTGGGACTAACGGCCTCAATTTTAATTCTCCTGATAATGCTTCCTTTATTACTTCTACAGGTAGAGACATCCTCACTACATCCATCAAATGGGCTGAAGAAAATGGCTTCAAAATCTGTAATGTTGACACAGACTCCCTTAGCATTTGCTTTATGGATGGCCGGGACTTCAATGGAGAAGTACACGATATACTTAGAAGACTTAATAACCTTTATCCAGCTCGTATTCGATTCGAAGATGACGGATACTACAAAAAAGTAATTGTATTTAAAGCTAAGAATTATGTCTTGTGGGATGGGAAAAAAATCAAACAAAAGGGTTCAGCATTAAAAGCTGGAACAAAAGAATTAGCATTGAAAGAATTTATGAATAAAATCGTAGATTCTATACTCAATGATAGACATGACTATACTGATATATACAATGAATACGTCAAGGAGATCTCAAACATTACTGACATCAAACGTTGGAGTACTCGCAAGACGATTACAGATAAAGTAACTAACGCAGAAAGAACGAACGAACAAAAAGTATTAGATGCGATTAAAGGAACTGAAATCAAAGAAGGTGATAGGGCTTACTTTTTCTTTAAGTCAGATGACACTCTTTGTCTGATACAGAATTTCAATGGCGATTATTCTAGGACTAAGCTTCTTGAGAAACTTTATAAAACGGCGCAGATATTTGAGACTGTATTACCTGTAGATGATTTGTTTTTGAATTTTAAATTAAAACGTAACCAAGAATTGTTGAAGCAAATTGCATGAAACAAAAAGTTAACATATTACTTGCTGGTGGTGGAGCTGGAGACTTGCTGTGTGCATTAGTCGCAGTTGATTACAACATCAGGCATTATGACAACTGTACGTTTTATACATATGTACCAGATTATCTTCTTGAGTTCGCAAGACATGTTTTACCAAATGAAGCAATCGTGAGGTCATATACCAAAGCTAAGTCTAAATACGATGCATCACTACCGGGAGTCACGACTCAATGGAATAATTCATTTCATACGGCAATGAGAACGCATCCTTTGGATTATTCATTTCACGTACTTACAGATAAACATATTTATGACATCAACGAGAAGAACTATCTTAAGATCAATCCTGAAAGAATACATATCGAAAGATTTGAACTTCCTGAGAAATATGTAGTCTTCGCTTGTGCAGCTGTTGTACCAGTTAAAGAAATTCCAGTATCAACAATGAATCAAATCATAGACTACGTTTTAGCTAAAGGATATGTTCCGGTGTTCTTAGGTAAAACATTTGCTCATACTGGATATGGTGATGTTGCGATTCAAGCTTCACCTATAGATATTAATTTCAATAAAGGATTTAATTTACTCAATAAGACTTCATTATTAGAAGCGGCGAAGATTATCCATGGAGCTAAAGCTTTTATCGGTGCTGATGGTGGACTTATGCATCTTGCCGGATTTACAGACACCGAGATCCTAGCTTCATTTACATTAGCATCTCCTACACACCTAGCTCCAATTCGTAATGGAAGTCAGACGTATAAATTCCACGCAATAGAGCCTGATGACATGTCCGGTAAATATTATCAAACTAACACGAATTTCAACTTTGATGAAGACATGAGATTTTTTGATGGATGGGAAAAGGTTCGCGATTCAATCACGGCAGATAAGTTTATTAAAGTCCTGGAGGAAATTCTTTGAAGACTCTTTTATTCGCACCTTGTTATTTGAATGAAGGTGAGAGATTACAAAGAAATATTAAATGGTTGAACTATTATTTGCCGATGCAAAATAAAGAATTAAATTTCGATTCTATTTATTTGGTTGATAATTCTTCATCAAAAGAAAAATTAGATGTATTAAAGTCTCAATTCAAAAATGCGCCAATAGAAATTTATGAAAGAAAGGTTCATCTTCCTCGTTGGAAAACCAATGCCTATCCTTATTGGTATGTAGGTTTTGCTAAAGCTTTAGAATATGCAATAAAAAATGAATATTCTAAAATCTTACACATAGACAGTGATGTATATTTATTGAATAAGAATATCTGCGATTATGTCAATAACGCCAATACCGGGTGGATTGCATTTTGGTGTAGTATGTATAACTATCCAGAAACTACTTTCCAAATAATTAATCAAGATAATTTCCAACTCGCTCATCGTTGGTTTACCGAGGATTTTTTAGAATTCTATCCAGAAGATATAGCCGAAACCAGGATACCGTTTACTTATGTAGAAAAAAAATTCAATGGTGATAGATTTGGGGAAAAATTATTACAACAAAACGATTCAATGGATTATTATGGCCAATGTCCAGTTGATATTACATTAAAGTTTAGGGGTTGATATGAAATTTCTTAAGAACTTTATATTTGGAGCTTTTGTACTTCCTATTGCATTCGTGCTTATGATAACAATACCTGCAATTCCGTCATTTTTAGCGTATATAAAAAGTAATCTATTATGGCTTCTTTTATATTTACCATGTCTTGGATTGGTTTATGCTATAGAGGAAAATAAATGAAAGCTATTATACCTTGTAGCGGATTTGGTTCTAGAATGAACATGAAACCCAATCAATCTAAAGAACTGTTACTAGATTCTAAAGGTAAGTATATTATTGAATACTCTATGGATTTATGTGAAGACTATGGTATAGAACCATTATTTATTACTCGTCCTGAGAAAGAAGACCTAATACATTACCTAAAAGCTAATGATCTCAATGTGTTAGTTCAACCTCCCGGAAAAGAATGGGCCGAGACTGTACACAACTCTAAAGACCACTGGGACTCTAAAAACATACTTATCCTACCTGATACTCGTTTTACACCAACAAACGCAATACAGCAAGTAATAGACGCTTTAAACTTCGGTTCTGAGGTAGTCTTTGGTCTTCATAGAGTCTCAGATGTATCTCAATGGGGTAATGTTACTATCAGTCAGTATTGTGAAAAACCCAAAGAAACGACTGAAGGATATGCATGGGGAATTATAGGGTTTACAGACTATGCAGGAGATTCTTTATTTCGTAAAATGCAGACAAATGACTATAACTACCATAGTTTTAACACTAACTACGTATTTCTTAATACTTTCAAAGATTTAACTAGGACAGGAGTGATTGATGATTAATTTTCTAAAACGATTATTCAAACGAAACCGCCGTGAGGAAGTAGCCCCCCAACTATCAGATGCAACAGAAGGTGTCGATTTAATCGCAAAACAGTTATCTCAGGAACAAAATAATGTAGTATCTTTGCGCCCCGAATATAATAACTATAATTACGAGGTCCTTGAGACTGTTATAACGAATAAAATGGCGGAAGAAATTAAACAAGCCTATAGTACGGAAACAAAAGATGAGTAAAGTCATCAGTCTTGAAGACATTAAGCAGTCTAAGAAATCTAAAGTAATCGCAGAAGAACTCGATATCTGTATAAACATTCTTAGGCTAACTATTAAGGGTTTAAGGCTCTTTAGGTATTACTCTCCAATCCAAGACTTATTACCTCAACTTCAAGACACGAAGACTATACTTGAAATCCATAAAAACCAACAACTTAATCTGATCGATCATGACGAATGATGTTGAAGGATTCAATGACCTAGACGCAAGCGAAGGTATTGGAGTATCAACTACCCAAGACTTTAACAATAATTGTGATAGGTCTAGAAAAGGATTTAAAAATGGATATTTTAGAAGAAATAAAAGGTTTTATTCAAGAAGCTGCAAAAAAGTTCAACGTAGAACCGTTTAATGTAACACCTGCTCAGTTCTGGCTTGTGTCAGAGAATATCACGGAATGGCAATTAAGAAAACGTGGTGGATTTACCGCTGTTCGAGATGCCTTATTCCCTAAAAAAGACTCAATTGATCCTAATAAAAAAGCCAAAGTCTTGATTTTTGATATAGAGACTGCTCCTATATTAGCCCATGTATGGCAACTTTGGGATCAGACTGTAGGATTAAATCAGATTGAAAACGATTGGCATGTATTAAGCTGGTCTGCTAAATGGCTTGATGATCCAGAAGATAAGATTATGTACATGGATCAACGTAATGCTAAGAATATTGAAGATGACAAAGAAATCCTTGAAGGAATATGGAAACTTCTTGACGAAGCAGATGTTGTCATTACTCAAAATGGCAAAGCATTTGACCAGAAAAAGCTTAATGCTAGATTTGTTATGAACGGTATGCAACCACCTAGTACGTTTAAACACATTGACACTAAGGTTATAGCTAAGAAGCACTTTGCTTTTACTAGTAACAGTCTTGAGTATATGACCTCCCATCTCTGTACGAAATATAAGAAACTCAAACACGCTAAATTCTCGGGGTTTTCGTTATGGAAAGCATGTCTTGAAGGTAATCTAGAAGCATGGGAAGAAATGAGAATCTATAACAACCATGACGTTCTTAGCCTTGAAGAATTATATAAAAAACTCGCTCCATGGGATAACTCAGTAGATTTCAATATTTACCATAACGGACTTGAGAATACTTGTTCTTGTGGTAGTTCTGATTTCATTAAATACGGCCTTCATCACACTAAAACTGGTGTATTTCAACGCTATAGATGTAAGAAATGTGGTTCTGAAACACGGGATTCATCTAACCTTCTGTCTAAAGAAAAACGTGCAAGTCTAAAAAAACCAACTAATCGTTAAGATTTTACTTGACTTTTTATATAATATGTGATATAGTATACCTATAATCAAAGGAGGATTATTATGAAAAATTATCTCGTACCTGAAAACATTCTCAAGAACATGCTTTATATTGTTACTCGTCAACCGTATGGTGATGTTGCAGATCTAGTTAAAAACATTGAAGCAAATGTTCGAGTCTCGCCAGTCGTCGATGCAGAACCCGAAGCTTCTGTTGTAGAAACCCAACCCGATACCCAAGCCGTTAGTAATCAAACCGAAGCTCCTCAACAAGCTAACTAAGGAGATAAAATGGCCGGAGGCAAGAAATTCGATCAAGGCAAGCCTCGTTTGTCGCTAGTTAGTTCAGATGGAATTGAAGAAGTTGCAAAAGTCGCAACCTTCGGCGCTCTTAAATACGATGACCATAACTGGCGAAATGGATTTAAATGGTCTAGAGTATTAGATGCTGCAATGAGACATTTGAATAAATATAACCGAGGTGAACGTATTGATTCAGAAAGTGGGTTATCTCACTTAGCTCATGCTGCGTGGAATCTTCTTGCGTTGATAGAATTTGAGAAACACAACATCGGCGAGGATGATTTATTTAAGGGTTATAAAGATGAAGAAAACAAGTCTTCTAACGAAGATTAAGAATTTATTACTCCCGATTCGCGTTTCAGACGTATCTAAGCTTCCATTCTATAAAACTACTCCGCAAGGACGTAAAGCCGTAGTTAATAAACTCGACGTATATTATTTAACTGGCGATAGATGGATTCCAAAAGAAATTAAGTCAGACCCACATACAAGAAACACGGAAGACGATTTCAAACTCATGGAATGGGGTTATGATCATAGAGACCCTGTAAGGACCAGAAATGGGCAAAACGAAACCGGAGGATCAGCTCCGCAAGTTACTGAGGGAACAGAAATTAGAAATCAGGCGACTTGAAAGGGAAGTAAAGCAATTACGTAAACACCAACAACCTCAACAAGAACCTAAAGACAAGCCGAAGAAACAAATGAATCCCATGTGTTATGATTGCGGTAAGTCCGAATTCACTAGAATGGATATAGGAAACCGAAGTTATTACGTCTGTGATTTATGTGGTTATAGAGAACGAATCTCATGACTAAAAAAGATAAAGCTAAAGACTATCATCTAAAACGAACCTATGGCATTACCTTAAAGCAATATAAGAAAATGCTTAAGGATCAAAACAATTCCTGTAAAATCTGTAAACGTCATGAATCAGAATTCTCTAATTCTTTAGCTGTAGATCATGATCACAAAACCAATGAGATTCGCGGCCTCTTATGCTTTGTGTGCAATAAATTAATCGTTGGACGACATAACAAAGACTCTGTAAAAAAACTTGTTGAATACATTCTGCCAGAATACGAATTAATAAAGAAATAACATTTTTCTCTTGACTTTTTACTAGAACTGTGGTATAGTGGATGAATAATGGATAAAGTTCAAAATATTATTAAAACAATATTATCTAAAATGAACTTACTGAGTTACGATGAAAAGCTCAGTCTTACTAATCTCATAGTTTATATTTTTACTGCTATAACTGCTTTTAGATTATTATTTGCCAATGTCACTATACATTTCTCTCATGGATCTTGGAACATCCCAGATCTTAATATTTCAGTAGTTCTTCCAATGCTGTTTGGACTTTTAAATTATGGCCATAAAAGATATATTAATGATAATAACTCAGACTAAGGTTAAAAACCAGGAAGGTAATGAATGAAACTCGTTTTGACAATATTCGCAATTCTCGCAGCTGTTATAGGTGTAGCTGAATTAACATCAAGTGGTGATAGAACAAAAGCCAGTGTTATGATTACGACAAGAAGTCTTGATCACGGCGGAACTGGAACTATCCTTCAGTCAAGTAATCAAGGTAGTTATATCTTGACCAACGCTCATGTCTGTGAGGTAGTTAAAGACGGTGGAGTAGTTACTGCTAATCATCAACAATATCAAGTCGATGCATATCAAGAATCACCTACTAATGATCTTTGTATGATATATGTTCAACAAAACCTTCATGAGTCAACTAAGATCTCCCATCGCGCCCCTCGATTAAATGCAGATGCGACCGCAGTTGGCCATCCGGCTCTTATGCCTACTGTTATTTCCGAAGGTAAATTCTCTGAGCATTCTATCATTAATGTTATCATCGGGTTTAAACCTTGTACAGCAGAAGATCAAGCCGATCCGTTAAAAGGATTGTTATGTGCGTTTTTAGGTGGTATTCCTATTGAACGTAGTTATGATTCCCAACTCGTATCAGCGACGATTATGCCTGGTAGTTCTGGAAGTGCCGTATATAACACAAGTAATAGACTTGTTGGTGTTGTATTTGCTGGTCAAGGTGATTTTGGCTATGCCTGGACTATGCCATATCAAGCCGTGACTCGTTTCTTGTATCGTGAACTCCGTCGTGATGGATGGACGTATGTAGATCAATCAAGTGTTTTTGGAGTGAAATCAGAAGCGAGGAACGTTGATATCTATACCGCAATGAATAAATGCAAAACGTTGCGAACTATTCCTAATGATGAAGTAGCTAGGATTTGTAACATCTTGAAACGTGATGTGGTGTATTAATATGAAAAAATTGGCGTTAATAACAAGCTATTTAAGTGCGACATTGGCAACTATCGTTGGTATATCGACCGCAATTTTCGCATATACCTCCAATACTACAGCTAGAGCAACTACAGTGGCGGTGATATTAGGAATATTTAGTATTGCGTCTTGGGGCATTTCTTTTACTAGTCCTAAGAATTTAGAGGAAAGATAATGCTACAGAATATAAAGACTGCTATTACTAATGTTGCAAATCAGATTGTTCAAGGCATTACCATCATAGCAGGAATCGTAGCTGCTGTATTTGCTGCGCTGTTCTTTATCGAACGAAATGAAAAAGATGCAGATGATGCACTACTGAAAGACCAAAAAGCTAATGCTCAGATTAATCAGGATGAATCGCAAGTCTCACAAAACGATAAAGCCTTAGATTCTGAAGCACAAAAAAGACAAGATACAGAGAATCAGATTAATAATGAGAATAAGGAGAATCCTAGTGAAGGCCAAATGCTTGATTTCTTTAATTCTAATGACTCTAGTAACTCTTCCAGCAAAAGCTGATACGAAGTTTCATTTCCATGACCGTGTTTCATTTACTCGTGATTTCTACGGGAAATGTGAAGGAACTGTAATTAGCTTTAAAGCTCCTGATACTTATGAACTTGAATCGGTGTATTGCAATGGTTACTTTTATATGGGTCGTTTGTTCGCAACTGAAAACGAACTTACGATAGTGCCGACAAGTGATTAAATATTTATTGATATTTACATTGTTAGGAAATTTATGCTATGCTGATACAAACGTTACGTTCTTGCCTAAAGGATCAACTACGCCGTATGACGGATATCTTTTCACACCAGACGCAGCAACAACTGCCTATAAAGCAGAACAACAATTACCCCAATATAAGCTTCTTAATGAATCACTTACAACCTCACTTACCCTCGAACAAAACAATACAAAACAAGAAACTGATGAAAAACAAATCTGCATGACAGATAATCAAAACCTCAGAACAAGTCTTGAAAAAACAAAAGAAACATCAACTCTTGAGAAAATTCTTTACATCGGTATTGGTATTGTTGTAACGGGGTTAGCTGTTGATCTTGGAAGTAAGGTGACTAGATGAAAACGTTTTTATCGTATATATTAATTTTTTCCGCCACAATAATGACATTAAATTACAAAGATATCAAAGCTAAATACATAACAAAATACCCACCTGGCACTTGCGTATTATATGACGGAAATGGCGTTAAATTCAATGATAAAATAATCGGGTTTCAAAATGGAAAATATAAAGTAATTTTTTGGTATGGTCCTGATAAAATATCTACACACTTAGCTAAAAGTGATATTATTACTGGAAGTTTTACTGAAGATCGTTGGTGGATCAATAGGTATTGGACTGTCGCTAATTGTGATGAACTAGAACAGAAATATAAATAATGTTAATTAAATGTAAATACTGCAAGAAATCCTACCCTAAATCCTGTATGGAAACTCCTGATTATTGTTCAAAATTCTGTGTCCGTGGCAGTAGTTCAGGATTGTCATACGAAAATTATAAAAAGAATGAAAAAAAAGATAAATGAGTATTCAATCGAAGAACTATCAAAACTAGCCGAATCGACTGAAGACACAAAAACAGAAAGAATTATAGAAGATGCAGGTACTGACGTCCTGTCGTTTGTTACATTCTATAATCTTAAAGCTGGACGTGATGTAGTACCTCAAAAAACGATTTATTTCCTATACAAAGAATGGTCAAAGACTCCTTTACCAAAGAAAACTTTTGAAATCGAGCTTAGTAAATACTTAGTTCCTAATCAAATTGGCGGTGTCATAGTCTATAGGATTAATAAAAAAGCTACAGAAATTTCAGCTAAAGCATGGGAATTAATTCTCTTAAAATCACGTGAAGCAACTAAAATCCCACAAATCAAGAAACACTTCGAATTATTCTGTAAAGCATATGATATAAAACCGGGCGACTATTTCGTACAGAGTTTTGTATTATATGATATGTATGATGAATTCTGCTACAAGACTAAGAAAAAAACACATATGGGACCTCAAGAATTCCATAATGTATGTGAAGTATATTTCAAGCAAAAACGATTAACCCAAAATAAGCTTGCTTGGTGGGGTTTAGATCCATCAATCAAGAAGCATCTAACCATGGATCGGTTATTAAGGCTACGGAGGGCCAGATTGCTTTATGCCAAAAAGAAAAAGTCGAAGAAGTCGTGAGAAATACCCTGCATTATATCCACATTTAAATGTAAAATCAAAATATGAAATGTTTGATATGGATTATGTAAAAGAACTTCCAGATAAGCCGGTGCCTCATTGTGGAAATTCAGATGGTAAGTGTAAAGTCTGTAACAACCCTAAAACTAGGTTCATTAATCCAAAAGATTATTTAAACAGATTTATGGAAGAATTCGCTAATGCTGATTTTCATCATGATGGCAAGAAACTTGATGATTCACCAAAAGCTAGGAAAGAAGCGTATAACAGATCTAATGCTAGATACAGAGATCTTTTGAATCAACTCAAAATTAATCAAAGTCTTTTAGTTGATATTGAGAAACTTCATGAATTCAATAGTTTTCAAAACAGGATATTTATGAATCCGAATTTCGAAGACCAGAGTTATTCACCGGAAGACTTTGCTATTTTTATTGAAGAACTAAAGGAATTATTGAATAACAAGAATTTACGGAAAAATATCAAGAACAAGAAGCTTCTAAAGGATTTTAAAGAACGACTTGAAGAATACGAATCAATGGACTATAAATCTGATGATAGCGATGACAGTTCCAGCGGTGGTTAAGATTACAGTACCAAGTTTCAATGCGCCTAGCATTCTGTCTCTAAAAGATTTCAATGGTTCTAAATCAGCTTGAATTTTATTGAAGTTTTCTTGTTGAGCTTTTTCTAGTAACGAAATGTGTCTCTCGGCAATGTCGGTACGTTTAACATGATATTCCCAGTCTGCCCTCATCTTACCGCTTTCGACTTTTATATCACTAATGTCTTCAATAATCTTATCTAGTTTATCATTTATTCTTTGATCATCCATAACTCTCTCAAAAGCTATACTTCATTTTCCCAGTGGGAGCAGAAGCTCTAGGGGTTTGTTCAGTTTTAAGTCTAGAATTCATATCTGGATCTAAATACGCTTTAGCCATAGGATTTTGTTGTATTGCAAAGATGGCGGCATTCTTTCTAACCGAGTCATTTGATTGTAAAGCAGAACTCAATGCTTCACCTAAATTCTTAGTCTGAGGATTCATAGCAAGTTTTTGAGCTACTCCCGTTAAGACTTGATCAGGAGCATTGTAAGCTGATCCGCCTATTTGAGTATTACTACTATCAGTTTTAGGCCCATTTAATGCGATAGTGCCAGTGTTCTGAAATTGTTTAGCCGTATTCTCTCTTTGAGATGAATTCTTTATGTAATTGGCGACTTCGTCTTTATTTAATCCTACTTTAGAAAACAACGATTGGTAAGGCCTTCCTTCTGCCTGGGCTTGTTGCATATTTTGTTGATCAAGTTCAGACAGACGATTCAACACGGTCTTAATTTTATCCATTGGTTGTTGTACTGGAGCCATAGATTGTCCGATTTGAGACCCGCCAGCCTGAACTGCACCTAAGTTCTGTAATCCAGTATTTGATGCTTGTCCAGCTATGTTACCGGCCATTACTCCAGCACTTTGTAAGTTCTTCGGAATAGAGACTTGTGGATGAGTTAAAAGACCCATTAAATCAACAGTATTAGCTTTATCAACGAGTTGTTTTTGTTGCATTGCTTTATTCAATAAAGCTTGGTCTTGTGCTTGAGTCTGTTTTAAAGTCTGCTGGTATTGATTCTCTATGTTATTTAATACAGCTTGATTTTGTAGATCAGTTGCATGTTGGATTTGTTGTCCTTGTTGAGCTACTTGTTGAAAATTCCTCTGAATCTTCTGAGCTAATACTGGATCAAATTTCTGTACAGCAGCTAGATTTTGTTCAAACTTCGCTTGTCTAGCGAGATCTGCAATACTAGAGCTTTGAGAATTTGCAGCTTGGCCTTGTCTTGCAAGAGTTGCAATGTTGTTAAGTCCATTACCAATATCTTGTTGGAACTGAACCCCAGCTCTATAACCGGCATCAGCTGCCGCAAGGCCTGGGAATTTAGCTTGCATTAAAGATGAGAGTTTATTGTATTGATCATTGATGAAACTATTATCAGCAGCACTGAGAGTTGGATCATTTCTCATTTGTCTAAGATTAGTTCTTAACTGCCTTAATTGTTCATAAGTAGGATCTAATGTCCCACCTTCACGAGTCTTAACTAATTTAGAAATAGGAGACGTTGTTTCAGGACTACCTGGTTGAGCAAATTTTGATACAGTCGACAATGTCTGATTACTTGTATCCATACCAGGAGGTGTGTCTTTAACGATATTAAGACTTAAGATCTGCCGTCCGTCTTGTGTCTGTGATGGAACGATTTGATATTTAGCGGCAAGACCTTGTTGACGGGCTTGAGCAACAGCTAGTTCTCCTTGGTCTTGGAGTTTTTCAACTGTACCTGGAACCGCAGGAGCTGTAGCATATGTCGTGACTTGTTTAGTTTTAATCGGGCCTTCTACGATATTCTGGAGTTCATTTTGTAGATAAGGTTCGTTTTTAGAATTTAATTGATTCAAACTATCATAAAACTGATCAACATAGTCATCAAATGCATCAATAGGCTGAATACTTGATGGATCTCGTCCTTCAGGAGAATTAGCTAAATCTGAATTCACTTGATTAATAGTTTTACCGGCGTTTTGAGCATTGACTTGTTGATAAGCATTCCCACGTTCGCCTAATGAAGCTTCGATATCAGCTTGAGTTTGTTGAGCAGCATTTAATAATTGTTTATTTTGTATAGCTTCGGCATTTGTTTGTGCAATACTAGATTGGTCTTTAGCAGCTTTAGTTGCTTCTTTTTTAGCTGTTTCGATATTATCTATATTGTGTTTAGCATTATCCTGGGCTTGAGCCAATGCTTGATCTGCCGCGTCTTGAGCTGCAGGACCAATAAGATTTTGACCTTGTTGTCCAGCTTTTGTTGCTTGAATAACAGCACTATTTGTTTCAGGATTAGCGGCATCTATTGCACCACTACCAGCGCCAAATACACCGCCAAGCATAGCGCCAGTTTGTGCTCCTTTAAGAGCATCATTAAGATTTTGTTGTTGTTCTTGTTGGCTTGCACCTATGATATTATTTGGAGAATTAGCTGATGCCAATGCTGCACCACCAACTGCGCCTATTCCAGCGCCTTTAATTGCTTTTGGTAGGACTTTAGCTGCAGCTCCAGCGACAGAACCAGCTTCAGGTAATGCTCTGAGTCCAGCAAGAGCTTCAGTTCCTCCAACAGCTAAACCGGCTAGTCCACCACCAACACCAACACCTTTACCGATCGCAGAAGCCAATGGATGAGTAGCTTCGTCAGTTTCAGTCTGTTTCTGAGACAATTGTTTATACTGATTATAGAGTTGTTCAAGTTTTTGTGTATCAGTTAAATCCGAAGGATGCTGTATAACATCACCTAAAACTCCACGAGCACCTTCAGCTGCAGTATATGCGCCTTCACCGATTAATCCCCTAACAGCAGCATTTGCAGTAGAATTAATATAACCAGATGGAGTGACATCATCAAGTTGTTTTTGAAAATTGTCTTGAGGTGTAGACGGTTGGCTTTGAGGAGAATTTTGAGCAATATAAGAATTTACATCAAATCCAGAAGACTGGGGTTCTGCTTGATTATCTTCTTGTTGATTTTGTTGGATGTATTGGTTTACATCAAAACTCATTGAAGAAGTCCTTTAGATTTGAGAATATTTCCCAAAACAGCTTTATTTGGATCAGAATCATCCATTGTTTGGTAATGTTGAAGAGCTTGTTGGTCTTGAGATGAAACTTCATTCACAGGAGTATTATATTGACGAATAGCCGCATTCAATACCGGAGTATCAGCACCACTAAATGGCTTGCCATATTGTTCTGCTAATTCACTCTTTCTTTGATTTATTGTAGTTTTATAATCATCTCTTAAAGCTTGTACAGTTTTTTGGATTTGATTAACCAATGCTGGATCAGTTTTTCTTAAATCAATATTTGGGTTATTACCATAATATTGAATTTTTTGAGCAATAGTTCTACCGATAGTTTGAAGTTGAGTCCTATCGATTTTACCTTCACTTCCACCCAATCCACGGATTTGCATACCGCTAGCTACGTCTTGTTCAGCATCTGATAAGATTTGAGGAGTCAAAGGTACAGATTTGTTATTAATTAAATTCATCGCTTTATCCAACGAACCTAAGTTCTGAGTCGATGGTTTAATCAAAGGATCATTTTGGATATGATTAATGAATTGAGAAGCAAGTTGTCGGTCTTGCATCGTCATTCTAGTACCATTCATAGAGTTATATCCCTGGATTCTGGCATTACCCATAATACTAGCGGATTTTTCTCTAGATTCGTTACTAGCCTTAGCTCTTTCATTTTCTTGTTGTTGCTGATAAACCATTTTAATCATTGCATTTTTAAGCTGCTGATCTTGTTTCAAATATGGAGCGACTTGCATCAAATCATTAGCACTTGCGTTGTCAGGAACTTTAATACCTTTAGATTGAAGATATTGTTTCATGACTTGCGATACAGGACTTGCTGGATCATCTGATTGCATTTTAATTTGCTCAGCAAGATTTTGTACAGGGAGTTGCCCTAAATCACCAAGAGATTTGAAATAAGCCGGATTAACTGGAGTAGCACCGTGACCAGCAATACCAGCCGCCAATAAAGCACCGGAATTAGCTCCAGCTTCAGCTGACATATAGTTTTCACGTTGTTGCTGGGCTTGTTTCAACTGATCCATAATAGATTGTCTAGATGCGATTTGATCTGGATTCAAACCTACTTGTGAAGCAGGAACGGCATCCTGATCTTCAGACTTCATACCTAAATCTGATACATCGGCAATCTTAGCGATGTCTTCAGGACTTGCAGCATCTAAATCTGTAGAAGTTTGAGGCATTGTACCAGACCCAGTGTCTTGGTCTTGCGCCTGTGGACTATCGACATATCCAATTGCAGAACTTTGATCTTGATCCTGACTATCATCTTGTTGAGACTGATCTTGGTCTTGATCATTTAGAATTAAATCATTAGCAGCTTGATCGATTTGATCTCCAGTACTCATATCTGCCGCATTCTCAGCGTCTTGTTCTTCATCCTCAGGAGTATACATTCCAGTCATTATAGGACTAGCTGAGATATCTTGTTCGTCACCTTGTACTTCTTCAACTCGCGGAGTTCCTTCATCATAATGACGAACTTTACCACCTTTATTTAATGCTTCTCTTTGTTCTTCAGATAAGAATTCAGCAAATGCAGCTTTAAGACCTTCTATATTATTTTTATTATGATCACCTTCTGATTCTTCTTCATTAAGAAATTTCTTGAGACGATCTTTAAGACTCTTAATATTCTTTGTATTGTGTGGTTTTTCTTTCTTAGGCTTTATCTTACCACCTTCAGATTTCATTTCAATATCAGGATATTTTTTATGGACTTTAGATTTGACTTCAGCTTTTTCTTTAGGACTGCCGTTTTGAGACACACGAGCTAAAGCATTTCTTGCATGATTCTTATCATTAATAGGGTATCTACGTCCAGGTAAAGCGAAGTTTTTTTCAGAAATATGTTTTCTTGCATTAGTATCAAGCTTACCACCATCATGAAGTCCTGTAGTTTGTGCAGCTTGAGCTAATTGATTTGGATCAACCGGAGTATTAGCAAGATTTTGGTATGGATTAGGTGAAGGAGATATATAATTTTCTAGTTTTTGAAGAATCGATGGATCTTGTTGAACTTCACCACCATCATCATAACCAGGATATGACTGAGCCTTTTTAATAGCATCATTTACTTTGTCATCACCAGGGCCAAACATATCACCAATACTTTGGTTTTTATCAGTACCTGGAGGAGGTTGAGAAGTACCGGATTGAATTGTTCCGCCTTGGTCATATTTCTTTATTTTACCGCCATAATATTCATTAGGAACTCCCTGAGCTTCTCCCATATTGACTAAATTCTGATGACGGATTTTATCGTATTTTTGTTGTTGAGTTTCATCTGGAGTAGGAGTTGGAGAAGGTTTAGGACCTTCAAAAGCTAAGGTAAGAGCTTGTCCTATATTTGTCAATGGTCCAATAGCACTATCTAATACAGAGTTATCATAATCTGATCCTGAATCATTAGAAGCTGATGGAGTTCCATCGTCGTAATGTTTCATTTTTTTGAATTGTTCAAGAAGTTTTTTACGGTATTCTAAAGAATTCTTATCCATTATTTCTTTCCATATCCGCTCGAAGACTGTGGTGATCTTCAAGAAGTTTAGCTAATCGTTTACCAAGGCTTGATTGAGCCATAGTACGAGGCAGAACAATCTCACCGGGACTTAACATCGCTGGAACTATATCATTTTTTGGTGAATCACCTTGTACGACAGCTTGACCAGGCACTGTTCCACCTTTACGGAAATCATGGATTTGTCCACCACTAGATAAACCAATGTTATAGTTATTGGTCGTTCCACTGCCAGAACTCTTACCAGAATTTAAATACGAATTCTGAGCTTGTGTACCAAACATTCCAGTAGCTGCACCAAGACCACCTAAAGTCCCACCGATTCCACCACCAAGATTTGCTCCTGCTTGAGCCGCTTGTTGAGCTTGTTGATTTTGATATCCAGCTAGATTCTGATACCCACCAGCTTTCACTCCGGCATTTTGTAAAGTGTCTTCATATTGTTGTTGAGTCATAGCTTGTTGGTTATAAGCAGCTTGATTTGCAGATGTTACATTAGCATTTGACAGATTTTGTACGTTATTAAGATTATATTGTTGACCTTGATTCTGGGCTTGAACGTTAGCATTCTGAGCTGCCGTTTGTTGTTGTACATTGAAACGGTTCAATTGGTCTTGAGCCTGAGCCTTAGTTAATGCTTGTCCAAAGAGTTGAGAATTCAACTGACTTCCCATAGAGCCTTCTTGAGCCGCAGCATTTAATGCATTGGCTTGAGCATTGGCCATTATGTTCTGTGATTGATTCGCTTGCTCATTTGCTCCTTCTTGTTGAGCATTCAAAGCATTCATAAGTTTAAGACCAGTCATGCTACCAGCGCCACCGGCCTGAGCATTTAACTGATTCATCAACGCTTGTTGACGTCCTGAAATCTGGCTACCCGTTTGTTGATTGACTTCATTTAATGCGGCACGTTGTTGAGCTGTCATACCCATACTGGCAGTTTGAGCCATTTGCTGAAGAGCTGCACGTTGAGCATTCAAACTACCTTGGTCAGTACCAAGTCCAGCAACTGCCGAAGGGCCTTGTTGGATAGCTTGTTCCATTGCCGGATTATATACACCAGATTGTTTATATTGTTGAAGACTTAATGGAGCTGATAAATCAGGAGCATTTGGTATGTTCTGAAGTATTTGATTTGCTTGATTCAAATCATTGTTGGCTTGACCTGAATATTGTGATGCATTTGCATTACCAATTGCACCTCCAATAATACCGCCAATAGATGAAATAATACCCGCCATTATATACTCCTAAAATAAACTTTGTTAGAAGGTAAGTATTTAAACTCCAAGTCTTCTAATTCTTTGATTAAACTATTTAATTCTGCAAATGTTAGGATAAGTTTATATCCTTCAGTTTTAGCCGCATTAATAATTGTTTCGAACAATACTCTAATACCTTGTCTACGTTCTTGTTTCTCTGTATTAGGATTTGAAATAAAATTTTCAATGTAACAAACTTTACTATTTGTTTTATATAAAAATCCAGCGACGATATCTTTTTGAGCATCACTAATCATAAATCCGAAATCTGACAACAAGTCTTTATCAATACCAAATGATTTATGATCTATAAGCCATTTGTTGATTTGTTGATAATCTTGATCTAGATTCAACTTGCGCGTTATCATGAATTTTGACTCGCTAGACTACTCATCATAGGTCCCATTGATGATTGATTAGGAACTATATTAATTGTTTCTGGTGTACCATATTGAGCATTTAATTGAGCCATTGTATTGTTATAGTTCTGAGTTTGCGTAGCTAAATTATTTAGCCCCCATACATAATCTAAACCTAAATTAGCATTACCCAATGCACCATTGGTATTTCCATAAGTTCCTAGTCCAGCATTTGCTACTGCATTTTCTAAATTTGCTTGTTGTTGTGGCGATAAAGCTTCTGCCTCAAATTCATTATTGATTCCAAATTGTTTATAAATATTCATTAAATTATTAGCATTATTGTATTGAGTTAATGAAGGATTTAAGACAGAATTGTAGTTATTCTGAGTATTAGTCAAAGCATTTTGGAAAGCAGTTTGATTAGCTTGAACCTGAGGAGCTTGAGAATATGTCCCAGCCTGAGAAGGATTTTGAAATTGTTGAAAGACTTGTTGAGCAGCTTGAGGCGCTGCGGTGCCAGCTAACTGCTGTAATGCTTGAAACTGAGCATATTGTTGAGGTGTTGCAATATTCTGAGCATTGGCTTGTAAAGGATTTTGTGTCAAATAATTCTGGGCATTGTTGCCGCCAAGAAGATTATATACGTTCTCACCCTGAGTCAAACCCAGAAGATTGGCTTGTTGTTGAGTCACATTCCCAGACTGCAAAGCCTGGATCAATTGTTGATACTGGAGATTAGAATTTTGTTGAGCTTGTGATGCCTGATTCTGAAGATTGGCCTGCATTTGTTGAGCAGTAGTCCCGAGTTGTTGTTGAGTTTGTTGGCCAAATGTCTGCGCATTCTGCGCTTGTTCCTGAGCTTGAGTTTGAGCACCAGTATTGGCTTGGTTTGTATAATTCTGCAATGCAAGGGCTTGGTTCTGAGCTTGGGCCAATGCTTGAGGACTTGTACCTTGGCCTAAAAGAAATGCGTCAAGATTTTGTTGACCTTGAGTATATCCAGGGTTTTGAAACAAATTCTGAAGAATACTAGTTCTGCCACCTTGTGTACCAAGATTTGATGCTTGTTGAGCCATCGCATTTGCTTGAGCAGATAATTGACTAGCGTTTTGAAGTCCAGTAGGACCTTGATATCCACCACCAATTAATTGAGTAAATAAATTACCTTGCGCCTGGGCTTGTTGAGAAGCTTGGTTACTTTGAGCTTGTGTTTGATTATTAGCTCCAGTACTACCAATAGCGTTACTTGTATTACCTGAAACATTGGCATATTGTAACGGATTATTTAAAACATTTTGTACGAGTTGTTGATTTTGTGATGTATTTGCTTGACTTTGTTGAGTCTGTTGTTGGAATTGATTCTGTGCTTGTTGTACATTACCTAATGCTTGAGACGTTTGTTGGCCAATGTTCTGAGCTACAGTATTTCCGAGTTGTGATGGATTATTAGCCGCTACGTATTGATTAAGATTAGTGAATCCAGTCCCTTGATTTTGCTGACTATAGGCTTGTGGTTTATACTGAGAACCAGAAGATCCACCAGAAGGAGTTGAAGCAGTAGGACCTGCGTTAGTACCTTGTTGTCCGGCCTGCGGCGTCTGTGATGGCGCCTGAGTCTGTGAAGACTGGCTTTGAGTAGACGACTGCGGAGAACCTGGTTGATTCTGGTTTTGTTGGTTTTGATTTTGATTCTGTTGACCTTGATTCTGAAGGTCACCGAAACCTATGGTCGTGGCCAATTAAAACTCCATATTTCTGTAAATATATGGTATACTTATAGTTATTAAAAATACCGTATTAGATATAGGACAAATTTTCATCCAGCTCCCCACGCAATGAGGGTCAGGGAATATGAATTATTTTGTTGTAACCCTGTTACATTATTAATAGAAATCCCGTTTTGAGTCTGTGTATAGCTTACTGTAACGCCAGAAGTAGGATAACTACTTGAATTCTTTGTGTTTGTCACGTTTATGACCGAGATTCCTAGGACTTGACCAGTAAAAGTCAAAGGAAATCCAGTAGTTGTAGTAGGATTGCCGTTTTGATCGACTTGAACTGTCAATGTCTTTACAGTGCATAGGATATTGTCTTGGAGTGATACATTGTTATCCATGGCTGTATTAAGACTGCTTATAGCGGTGTTTAGAGAGTATGACAGGGTTTCTATCATAGATTGGAACTGCTTAGCATAATCGGTCTTAAGGATCGTTTTAAATGAAGGTAGCTGCATATTCTATCTATACGCCCTCGTAGATTGCGAGATCTCGCCAGTTAAGCTTAAACCGTATATAGCGAATTCTTCTCTAGCAATCTGGTGTTGAAATTGACAGTTAAGATATCGACATCGTTGACAATTTCTAGGAATATATGTACGAAATGGAGCAGAATTTGAAATACCACCGAAGAAATTACCACCAAATCCAGGATTACCACCACTAGAATTAGGCATATTCACGCCCGTTCCAGTAAATCCAAAGATTCCATTACCATCCCCAGGTATAGTAATTGGGATATAAGCAGGTAAAAGGTCAGTTGAGAAACTCATAGTTGCGGTAGTAAAGGCCTTGTTTTGAAACATGAGTGTTGCTTCTCTCATATGCTTAAGACCAAGTGGATCATTTAAAGTCTGAGGAGCCCATGTAACCGATGTAGGTATGCTGTTGTAAATTGTAATAGGACCTACAACAAAATCCAATGCATAGTTGACATAGATATTTGAATTAGCATTATTAACAGATTGGATACTTGTTATAATAGCTTCTTGAATCGTAGTTTCAGTAACAGTTGAGTAATTATGAAATGTACAACCAAGATCAGTGTTCATTGTATTGATCATTGAGTTAAAACTTGTTTGAATATCTCTAAAGTCTTCATTATCAACAAAGAAGCTTCCAGAAGTTCCAGGGACAGTAACACTTACTGGGACTGAAAACGTATTATCGTCAATCACAGTGACTTGATACGTACCATCAATACTAGGTGTTGAGTTACTTCCTGAGATCGTGATAACCCGACCAGTTTGAAGATTATGATTATCACATGTAATAACAGTAGGATCTGCAGCTGAAATATTAGTTATAGTTCCAGTACCTTCGATTGTTTCAAATGCTTCATAAACATCAGCTGCCGTTGCACCACTTTGAGCCAATCGTTTAGAATCATTGGCTACTTGATTAATCAATGCGTCAACAGCAGTTCTAAGATCAACTCCAGCTGAAATCTCTAGGTTCTCAGTATACGTATGAGTCAAAGTTACGTCTGTATCCATTTTTTGGAGAAGGTTATTATATCCGTAGACTGTGAGAAGTTGTTCTTGAACAAGTACATCACCAACATCGACGTTACTTAGTCCAGTGAATAGTAATTGAGTCCCAAAATATGCATCAACTGCTAACTGAACGTCTATTTCTCGATCTGCATAATCAGTACGATCAAAATTCTTACGTTCCTGCTCGATATAATTTGTATCTCCAGCACCTAAATACTGTAAGTCATCAGCAGAATTAATAACTCCGCATGTATCTGTTTTATCAAAAACAGACCAAGTATTTGTTAACGTACTATAGCGATAAGCAATTGTAGCGTATGTATCGTCTGTAGAACTAACAGTATAAACAGTATAGCTATTGTCCGATTCATAACCTATTCCCCAGGTAGCTGAGTTAAAATTAGTGTATTGAGTCGTTGCAAGTGGTAAGACTAAAGTATCTATAGGACGAGAAATAATATTAACGCCAGCTTCTGATACTGTATGGATACCTTTAGTAGTCCACGCAAAAACCAAGTTGTTCTGAACATCAACCGAATCAGGCGCTATAAGTATAACGCTACTATCAAACAACGCTAGGTTAAAAGGAGCAACTTCTCCAGATATACGGAATAATCCGTCTTCTTTAAAAACAAATAAACTATCACGTAATGGAAATATTCTTAATATTGCTTTATCTTTTGCACCAACATCAATTGTGTTAACAAGCGGCACGGCTTCAGGTTGCAAGTATTGTGAATAATAAATCCTATTTGGAAGGACTTGATCGTCACTAACGGGAGCACCATCTGCAGCTCTGATACTTCCAGTTGTACCAGCAACTGTTACATGTACTGGAATACTAAAAGTATTAGCGTCAATAACCGTTGCCGTGTATAATCCATCGATATTTGGTGTTGAGTTACTACCTATAATCAAGACTTGATCTAGATTTGTTAAACCATGGCTTGTAGCAGTAATTACTGTAGGATTAGCAGCGGTGATATTAGTTATAGTATCAGAAGGTGAAAGATCTGGGTTAAAACTTGTACCAACGTTTTCATCGTTAGCTATGACATAAAATGGATTTGAAGACAATGTTCGTTCTTGAAGTGAAATTTGTCCAGGAACTGTTAAACTACTAGAAAGATAATATGCATTAACTGAGCTATCAGCGTTTTGATTAATGATTCTAACAAGACTTCTAGCAGTTTCATCAACTGCCGTCGCTGGAGATTCAGAAGTAGACAACAATACAGTATTGGTTGCGGCATTTTCACCAGTACCAGATTGAGTCGTAGTAACAGTAAATCCACTTGTACCAGCTGCCGAAGCTGAAGTAATTCCATCACCAACCGTAGTTATTGTAACGTCATCTCCAGAAACTGTTGTTATGAAATCATAGTTATATCTAGCAATAGTATAATTTGTTTTAAGGGCAACAGTATTTGCATTATCACCAGAATTCACACTTACACGAATACCAGTTAATCCGGCAGGAGCAGGATCTGTAGCAGTACCAAGTTCATACCAAACGTAGTATTGAGTCTGATTCTCAGCTGAATTAATAGTAAAATAGCTTGCAGCTCCAGAACTATTTAAAGTCGATGCTGCTTTAGTCACGACATCTGTAATTTGTGGAGTTCCTGTTGCGAAGTTATAAGTCGTAGTATGTATACCATCAGTAATCATTAACAATGGAGTAATGGAATTATTAAAATCGGTAATCATCTTAGCAACGCCAAGAAGATTTATGGTTAATTGATGCGGGCTTCTTGTATTGGCATAGAACATACAGTTCTTGAAATAGTTCATGTCAACGCAATAAGGCGGAGCTTGATTTGCACTTAAAATCCCAGTTCCATTTGCAGCATCGGTATACAAGAATGCGCCCAAAAATGCATCTGGAGTATCATCAGTAACAATAATATAACCATTTGATATATCAGTATTAGTCGGATAAGCTTCGTAGACTTGTTGAAGTTCATCACTAGGTGAGACATCCGTCTGAATTACAGAAGGGCCAGTTGCTATTGCTTGAGGAGATCTATAGATTTGAAAAAAGTCGTTTGTAGTAACACCTTGAGGTATAGTTATTCTTAAGACAACATTAGCTGTTGTCGTTAAGCTAAGCCCTGAGATATATTTTGACATAGAATCTGGAGATATAACAGGAGTTGTTCCAGAGGTAGGCTCAGTTTGAAGTGCAGTAAGTATTGACCTAAGATATGTTTGTAATGCAACGAGTTCTGCATCGGTAGCTGGAGAATCAGGAACTGCCGGTTGAGTAATATTTGTAAATGTATTGCTATTAATTGTAGCTGAAACTACACTAACAAGTCCGGTAGCTGATGTCAAAAAAGTAATACCAGGTCCAAAAGTAAATGTCACACCGGTATTATTGACGTTAATTCCACTTGAAATAGTAACGGTATTAGGACCAGCAGCTCCTATTGCTGTTACATACGTATAACTAGGAATTCCTGTACCGGATACAAGGCTTCCTACAAAGATTCCTGAGATATCGGCTAAATTTGTTAATACGTTATTTGCAACGCCAGACGTTGTCGTGTTAACTGTGAATACTGTAGTACCTGCAGTCGCATCAATAGAAGGACCAACATTTGCGTTAGTAATCGTTAAAAGATTTGATATAGTAAAGCTACCAGCACTACCAGCAACAGTAACATCAACTGGAACTGTAAATTGAGTTGAATTCAATACAGTCACGGTCTGAGACCCATCGATACTAGGTGTTGAGTTACTACCAGAAATCGTAATAGTATCGCCAGTAGCTAATCCATGTGGTGTCAATGTAGTGACTAAAGTAGGATTTGCAACAGAGATATTTGATATATTTATAGTTGAAGACGTAGTTGTAATACTAAAATCTGATGTAGCTCCTAGAATTGCTGCAGATGTTTGACTAGCAACAGTAGCGGCGTCGTCATTTGTAGTTAAAGACACCTGAATTCCAGTCTTACCAGGAAGTGCCGGGTCATTACCTGCCGATGAGACTTGATACCAAACGTAGTATTCTGTTACGTTATTGGCATTATTAAGCGTGAAATAGCTTCCAGCTAAACTCTGAGAATAATCAGCACCAGTTGCAACAGTTGTTACTTGTGCAGTACCACTTGATTCATTACCGGTAGTAGTAAAAGTATTAAACACACTAGATACTGTCTCAGGACCATCTAGTGTTCCAGTTGTGGGAGTAAATCCCGAAAGATTAATCGATTGGCCAGATACGAAATAATCATTGGGATCTACTCCCGTGTTAGTAAAGGCGACACTGGCAACGCCATTACTTATGCTACTACCAGAGATCTGAAGCGGAGCAACTGATACTTGATCGGCATAAACTATATCAGCGTCTAATTCTTCTGTCAGATTTATTAAATTTTCTTGTAATTCAATGCCTGTTGCATTTGTTGATAATCCGTATGTTTCAACAAATTGATTAAACGTAATAAGGCTCGGATTACTTGAGTTATTTGCTGTATCATCTAATGCACCTAAAAGATTCATAAAATCTCTTAACAAAAGACTAAGCAATGGATTATATATAGTTACAGGCTCACTTGGAGATCCATAAATCAAGTTATCATTGACGTCAATTGTATTCCATAATACACGATACTCAACACCAGCGTCTTGAGTCATATATCCAGTTTGACTACCAGTTGTGACATCAAGTGTTGCAGTTAAATCTAAAGCATTGATGCCGCCAGCATTAGTTATATATCCATCCGCAGTTGTGAATTGACTTGGATCAGAAGCTGAGATTTTTTGAACACCATTTGAAGTCGTGAAATAAAAATTACTATTGGCCTCAATAAAACGAATTCTACGTCCTGTTTGAGGTTCAGTATAACTACCGGCAAATGTATTAAAGATCTCATTTCCACTTGTATCAGTTGTACCGGTATCGTATTGAAGACTTGTTGCAAAATGTCTTAAGATTCTATTTTTGTAGACTGCAAGTTGTTTTGCTCTATCGTTTTCATCTCCAAAGCTTTGGCCATAGAGTTGATATCCACGACGACTCTCAATAACGCCATCACGTTTAATAATAACGTTAGTTGCTTCCATTAAACTACCAGGAGGAGTTAAATCTGGATCAAGAGAGTTCGGTTGTGGATTCAAACCGATAGCTTTTAAGAGAACACTTGCGGACATGTTATACCCTGCGTCTCACGCCCATTTTATTGTAACGAAGTAAACTATGGCGAGCTGTGATTTTTTGTGGAGTTCCTTCTACACGATCATCAAGCAATGTACCTTGTTGTTGGTTCATTTCCTGAATCTTTTGTAAAGAATTCTGAAGACCTTGTTGATCGCCAAGACTTGCGAGTATTCTTGCCGCTGCACGTTCTGCTAAAGAATTATGTAAATCAGGAGGAAGTTGTGGAATAATTGCTTCATTAGCAGGACAAATATAGTCTCCGACGCTTAATCCTATTCCGTTATAAGCATTTGGAACCGGAATATCTACTGCATTGAAATAAATCGTATTACCAGAAATCGAGACAATCGGAATATCCCAATTAAAGATTCTATGTCCTGGATTAGTTTGTAGGAAATCGATAAGATTTCCATTTGCATAAACACCAGAAGGAATACTAACAAAGTCAATACCCTGAGTACCAGTGACAATTCCATTTGTATTCAACGTTGGAATACTAAAAGCTTTTGAATTATTTGTAGTGAATGAATAACTAACATTAGAATACTGAATATGAGCTACATCAGTTGATGAATTCCCATTTGTAGCATTGTTGATAATTCCAGTAAGCGCATTTAATGCAATAACGAAATTACTAGTTGTAGTAACTGAACTACCAGAATCAATCAAGAATTGATTAGGACTTGTAAAACTACCTGAAGACCCATTTCCTGTGATAGTAGCTGCGATTTGGAAATTGTCATTATCTACGATGTTAATTACTTGATACGTTCCATCAATACTAGGGGTAGAATCACTTCCAGAGATTACAACAGTTTGTCCAAGAGTTAAATAATGATTATCGGCAGTGATTTGAACAGTACCAGTTTGAGGTGAAGTAATACTTGTAATTGATACAGAAGAACTAGGAACTGCAGTTAAAGTCGCAATTGGAGTTGTATAGACTTCATAACTACCAGGTAAATAACTCTGATAAGGAGGGTTTCCAACGGCAGGGAGAACTGAAACCGTTTGGACAAGTTGGATATTAAATACATCACCTGGATTCATTACACTACTATTTACTGTAATGTCTTGTGAAAAATACTGAATAATTGCAGCTTGGTCATTGGTAACGAGTTGATTCGGACGAATATAAAACGACATTACAAACTGACCAGTAGGATCAGCAGTAACAGCAGGTAAAAGAACGATATCATTACCTTCTACGTAATATTTATGAACCGCCTGATTAGCACCGATATTTCTTTGAAAGAAAGCTTTGTCATCAGGTGAGACACGAGTCATATCGAACATATTGCCGGCATTATCTTGCCATTTTATGTCACGAAGTCTCATACCAATTGCACGATTGGGAATTGGATAACGATTAATTCCAGTAGTTAAAGGTACGACTTCATACGTAACAAAGAATTCTTCATGATACGTCAATACACTTGGGACTTGAGAAATATACATTTCTTCGTTCACAAATGCGAGAATATCGTCATTGCTAAATGTGTTTTGACTTATCGGAAAAGCAATCTTACGTTGAATACTAGCGATAAGGTCATCACTCGTCAGCCACGGATTAGCCATTTAAAGCTCCTGTGGTTTCAGTATTAATATGGATTTTCAGATTTCTTTGAGCTACGTTTTTTCTTCAAAGCCATGAGTTTTTCAAGCTTTGCATTTAACTCGTCTTCATCCATATCTTCAGGCATATCACCTTGCATTTCAGAAGCAGCAGGAGAACCATGTTCTTCATGAGCAGACAAAGCATCATGGACGGTGTTTTCAGCGTCATCAACCATATCATTCATTTCTGAATCACTGGTATCATGTTCTGGAACATCGCCGCCTTCACTCATTTGAAGACTATCATCGTCGGAGTTTTGGTCCATAGACATATCGGGACTTTGATCAGGATTTTCTTCTTGATCAACGACTTGTTTAGCTTTGTCAAGACCGGCTTTCAAGTCCTCAGGACTATCAGCGGCGACAACGGCTTTATGGACTTCAGGCGAAGCCATTTTGTGATGCATGTGCTGGGCAGCTAAATCTCTTAGATGCGAAACAACATCCATCTTTGCAGCTTTTTCGGCGTCAGAAAGATTTTTCTTACCTTTCATCACCTTTTCTAGTTTTTCTCGTAACATTTTATTCTCCCTTTAGAATAGTTACACTTTAAAAAATCGTTTAGTACGATTAAATACTCTTGGTTTTGGAAGTCCTGCGACTTTAACGGGTTCAATCTTAGGCCCTGCAGGAGGAGTTTGAGTCGGTTGTTCTTGTACACTCATTACTCCAGGTTTTCCATAAGGCGAAGACGTTGCACCTGGAACTGAAGTCTTAGGAGTAACACCAACACTAGGAATACTAGGTGCTTGATTCCCTATTTTTCCCAATGCTTGTTCTTTTTCAAAAAATCCTTTACGTTGATTGGGATTCTTAAAACTCATTTAGCTTCCTTCCCACATTTTCTTCAAACGTTTGAATTTATGAACTTTCTCTGGTAATTTTTTACCTTTAGAAGCACGATCAAATTCTTTCACTGTTTTAGGTGAGATTTCACCACGTTCTTCTGCGGCATGAAAAAATCTACGTTGGGCATCTGATTTATAAGGCATTATCCTACTACCATCCAGCTATCACTGTCGCCGTTATAACACAAAGCAACATGACCATAATTAGAACTTATTACATAACTTGTTGCACCATCTATATGATCTGCTTCATAAGGCGTGACTGTAATATGATTAGTGCCAGCATGACCATCTACATCTTTAATTATGTAATACTGTCCTTGTGTTGCGCCTTGTGGAAGATTAACAGTACACGCTTTACTAGAAGTTGAAATAGCAACTACGTTATCTATGGTTAAACCAACACTTAATGGAGATGCGGATGAATTATAGTTCTGAACATTTAAATACACTGAATAATTGAATTGACCTGGACCATCAAGAATAATTGCGTTATTTTGATTTCCATTTCCATCAGTGCCAGTGGTGATAATTACACTGCCACCGATTGGACCACTAGTACTATTTGTGCTTCCTGCCATAATATTTATATTACCACCATTAGCTGAGTTAGATGTACCAGCCGAAAGACTTAATGCAGCTCCTCCAGCTTGATCTGAATTTCCGCAACTAATATTGACACGTCCTGCTTGGCCAGATCCACTAGAAACGCTACCGCCAGAGATGTTTATAGTAGAAGCATTTCCGCTTCCAGCATTAGCTATGTTTCCGCCTTTGATGTTTATTACTCCAGCATTACCAGTAGATGAAGGATTAAGTAAATCACCAGTTAACAACAGGAGTTCAGATGAATCATTAGAAACAGAATTTGTATCTGTAGAACCAATCATTATTAATTGCTGAGATTGGTCGTCATCAGAAACATTACCAATAAATGCGCCTGGTCCAGCTGAATTCAGAGTTAATGAAGCTTCAGCTTCTATAGGACTAGGAAGACCACTACCACCACCTGCATCTTGAAAACTAGGATCAACATCAGGGCCATTAGATGTCAGGACTTGACCAGATGTTCCTTGGTTAGATGATTGAACTGCAGTCTGAGCATCTTCAAGTGCTGAAACGACAGTATTCGTGTACATTGGATCACCACCAAGTACGCTCTGCAGAAGATTAATTATCGTTTGATTAATAGCCATATATTTCCTTATAAAATTCTAACAATAGACATTTCAAGAGCACTACCATATGCTTCGCCTAAACCGATAGAAAATGTTGGTCCACTAGTAACTTGTTGTAACTTCAGAGTCACACTAGATGAAGTACCAGGTGCATAAATTCCTGTTATTGTTACTGGAGATCCTCCAGACCCAGAGCCACCACTGACATATACCGACATTGGAGCAGAAACTACATTTGTTCCATCTGTTAGTTGAAACGAACACCAACCAGTTCCACCAGTAGATGAAAATGCTAAAAAAGAAACAAAATAAACAGCACTTGAAGATGCTGGTGTAAATGTTATGCCGGGTAAAGAACTACCGGCAGCTGAAACAGTTATATTGTTTGATGTTCTTGTATTTAAAGTATCATTACCGCCAGTCAATCCGAAATCAGCATATCCTATAGTAGAACCGCCAGTCCAAAAATTGGTATGATCGAAGTATCCAGACCAATATGTATTCGTTGGATTAGAAGTTAATGTAGTCAAAAGTTGTGCTTCTGAACCACCAGATGGTTTTATATAATAATTGTTATCAGACTTTGGATAAATTGCTACATATCCAGAAGGAACTGATGATGGAGTCGTGATTTTGTTGATGGCGATACCACCAGGAGACTGAGCCTCTATAGTACCGTTACCACCAGTCTGAAGAAGCAAGATTTCATTATTTGAAGCAACAATGCTTATCCCTGAACCACGATCTGAGACTTCATTAGTTAATATCGTGTTTTGAAATGTTTTATTACCAGCAAATGTTTGAGCCCCTGTATTAACCATTCCTGGATTGGTAGCTGAAGCACTTTGTGCATAGAGATCGTTGCTTACGATTACTAAACCGTTACTTGACGCACTCTGTGAATCAAAAGTTCCAATTGTATTGACACCACTTCCGCCACCACCAGAACTGCCACCAAATGAATACCAATTCGTACCATCTGAGTAATAAGCCGCAGAACCGTAGTTTGAAGAAATCGTGGCACTAGAAGCACCATCAATTGTTTCTGAACTATGAGGATCAATAGTAATATTGTGTGTAGCTGAAGCGCCTTTATAGTCTTTTACATAAATTACACGACCTGAAGTAGGACTAGGTAACGTAATAGTCGATACGGCACTACTGACATCAACATCCAAGAAATAATCAGTTGTTGAATTATCAACTGAATAACTTCCAGACACGGCATTAGTTGTAAAACGAATTCCACCTAGAAATTCATGAACTGCAGTACTACTTGCGGCACCAAGTGTGACTTGACTACTAGTAGAATTACCTAAAACAGTGTTTCCATCAGATGTCAATGCACCAGTAAATGTTTTACTGCCAGAAAAACTCTGAGTCCCAGTATTGACCAATCCAGGTTCTGTACTAGAAGCAGATTGAGTAGATAATACGTTACTAACAAGGCTTAAACCATTTGAGTTCGCGCTCTGTGAATCTAAAGCACCGATACTTGTTGGAACACTTGATATTCCAAGCATTGTGTTGACTTGTGACACTGTCAGGTCACTAGGTGAGGCTGAACTACCTGTATTATTACCCTTTAAAGTATTGGATGCCATCTGTGAGAGATTTGAATTCCCAACAGTATTAGATGCAAGATTTGCTCCGGTAATGCCAGCAGATCCTGAGAGATTTGTATTTGTCAGTCCAGTGATTGTATTACTACCGGCAGCGATTGTTTTATTAGTCAATGTATCTGTAGTATTTCTACCAACTAATGTATCAGTTGCATCGGGAAGTGTGACTGTACGATTTGCAGTTTGAACGCCAGCGAGAGTTAATTCAGTACCAGTTGTAGCACCAGAAACAGAGAAATCAATGACCTTTGTCGTATCTGTAGGATCTACGAAATCGGTATTAGAAGCGTCTAAGTCTTTATTTTGCAACCTATTAGCACCTTGATCTGCATGAGTCTCAGTTACGACTGGAGATGCATTAGTGCCGTTATGAAAATTGATTTTGTTGATTGTGTTTAAGACTTCAATCTCACCTAGTTGACTAACACTTGATGTAGACACCGGAACGACTTGAAATCCGAACATTAAACGACGTATATTAAGCATATTAATCCGTAATCAAGAGTGATTTAGCTGTGTAACCAATCGTACCTGAATGATTAGATCCAGTAATACTGGTAGATGAGAATTGGACTTGACCCAAGTCTGTAATAGAGAATGTAACGTCTCCGTTGCCCGTATATTCCCTTGACATTTCCCATTTATTACCAGTAGGATTATTAGGATTGTATATAACTTCTAAAGTCCCAAACTCCGATACTGTCGTAGCACCTGATCCAGTTGTAGATCTATAAACAGTGTATTGAACTGCTGCACCTTGTACTGCCGCAACCGGGAAGGCTAAAGCTGGTAAACTAACATTTGTATTAACATTAGCGACCATTGTATAGATTTGAGGAGGAATATCGTAAGGACCTGCAACTGATGCAAGAGCATCTGCCGTTAATTCAGCGAACTGAGTAATAGCAGGCGCCCAGTTTGGGGAATCAGCAGATACGGGGAATTGTATAGGAGTTCCAGATATAGTAACAGTGATTGGCATCAATAACCTATAGTAGAAAAGAGATCTACTATATAGTTATTAACTTTATGATCTTTTAGGATAAGGAAAATTTGTCCAGGTTTTTTCTAGTTTCTCGTATTTATTTTTCTTTAATAAAAGCACATACTTACCTTTTTTAGGTTTCTTTTTAATCGGTAAGTCCTTGTATTGTAGTCTTGCGTATTCATCAAGGAGTTGTTTCACCTCCAATGGCATAGCCTTCCTGTTTTGAAACCCTCCTTCAGTATTCCATTCTGGAAGCCATTCTATACCTAGGTCTTTAGCATATTTTTTCATGCTAGATGTTCTTGTAAAATGCCGTTCAGTTACTTCTTTACCATCTTTAACATAGACCTGGGTTGATCCATAGTTTTTACCTAAGTAATCAAAATTACAAGCCTGGTATATAGTTCCTATTTCACCTGCATCAGGATCGCTATAAGCCGTAAATATACGTTTTTCTGTATTATTCACCATCCATCTACAACTAAACATAACTAGCCGTGAGCCTAAATTCTTCGGAGTCCAGCTAGCGCAGGCTCCTCGTTGAATCAAGGCTTCTAATTTCTTATCGAATTGATAGCTATTAGGCTCAGCTATCATCACGACTCCGCCTAATAACCCGTTGTATCTAGCTGTAAACACGTATCTAACGCCAAATCCACAAGTCCCAAGCCATTCGTATCTTTCAATAAACTTTCTATGTTCATCCGTAATCTTTTCTTGAGCTAAAACGAATTCACTAGCTTTTACGTTTAAAGGCATTCCATTTTTGATGTCTTCTTTAAGTAGTTGATCTCTCTTAAGTTTTTGCCAACATACATTTTTTGGAAGACTATCTTTTTTAATATTTCTATTATAGTCGGAAAACTCAGGTTTTAAATTAGTGTAATGACATAATTCGTACATCTGTTGTTCGGTTCTAACTTTAGATAAAGGAATAACGTGATCTATATCCCATATTTCACCGTAGTTATCCCAAGTCATATTAGGTTGGAATTGAGACTCCAGATACATTTTAAGTTCTTCTAGAGTACATCCTATGTATTCAGAAAAATGAGTGTCCTTTTTCCAAGACGTTCGTTTTAATGCGTAATATAACCTATTTCTGAGTCTTCGGCTTAATTTATAGAATAAATCATTTTTTTCTCGATCTTTTCTATAAGACCGTCTTTTTATTCTAATTATAGGCTTATTATCATGGTAATATTGTCTAGTTCTTTGTTTTATATTTTCTTTTTTAGATTCATAATATTTTTTAGTATTTATAGATCTGCATTCTTTACATTGTGTACATAATCCATCCGGATTGTTTTTATCTTTAGTAAAGTATTCGGCGGGTTTTTGAATGCCACAAGTTCTACAAATTTTTGAAGAAACTGATATAGAATTATTTTTTGGATTATTTAGACGACGAATTCTTTTTTTCTTAGAACCGCAATTTCTGCAATATGTTCTATATCCGTCTTTAGTTAAACTATGTTTATTGAATTCACTTATATTATATTCTGTATGACATAATGTACATGTTTTTCGATCAATCATACATACACTATATCACAAGTTATATAAAAAGTCAAGTGTTTTTTGCATGAATTATATAAAAAAGAGGGGGCTGTTAACCCCCTCTAGATACTGAGGAATTAGGTATTTACGATGTTGTTGACCAATACGTTTCTACCTGGGGCCATGCAAAATATCGCCTGATCCGAGTAGAGACGGAGTTCATAGGCTGCAGAGTTTTCCAAATCGCGGAAAAACTCTTCACCTTGACCAGGTCGTTTAAACGTCATATCAGTTGAACCAACTCGGAACCATTCTTCCATAGCAAGGATATAAGCATAACCTTGTTTAACGTAGATAGAAGGCTCGATTTCGATCTCACCGTTTTGTGAGAAGAAACGGAGAGCTTTCCCACCGTTTTGGAGTTGAACAGAAGAATACGATTCGTCGTATCTGCGGAGAGCAGCTTGGTCAGACAGAACGTTTGACCAGGTACGAGGATTCAAGAGAGCCAAGACGTTACCATCGAGACCTTTTTCAACTGCACGAGCAGTCGCATAGTTCAAGATGTTAAACGAAAGAGCGGAACTTGAAGCGGAATACGTATTACCTTTCCAGAGGTTAAACTGAGCCGCGTTGATATTAAACAACGTAGTTTGATTCGTAAGAATCATATGGATACCAGGAAATTCGTTACCATAAGCGCCAGCGTGCCAGATAACGTCGTTAGTCTGAACGCCAGTAGCGTTAGTTGACAATGTAACGGTTTGAGCCGTCATATCAACAGCGGAAACTGAGAAGTTCCCACGAGATGTCGAACCGTTGCTGGAACGAATCTCAATCGGCATACCTTCAGCACCAGCCCAGATACCAGGAGCCCATTCAGACGTAGTGATTGTAAGAACAGCGCCAGACGTACTAGCGATGGTCGCGTAACCAACTTGTCCATAGAGCATCTCGATTTCGAGCTTTTTAGCCATAGAACGGAGCATGTTGGCAACGAGGAATTTCGTCGCATCCATGAACGCTTTTTGACCACCAAGGGCTGCACGAGAAGCAGCGGCATAACCGAGCAGTGAACGAAGCACTACAGGATTACCACGGACTTGAGCATCCTTGATTTGACCAGCGATAGGAGCATTCAAATTGAAAGCATCTTCATCACTAGCAGCAAAGGTGATACCATGTTCCAGACCCAAGATAACAGGTTGATGGTAAAGGTTACCAGGCTGTTTATCTTTAGACAGGAACTTGATTTTATTCATGAGCTTAACTCCATCAGGAATCAGCTCGCCAAGTTTATCAGCGTAGGTTTCTTTGAAGAAACCGTTAAGGGTACCAACCGAGTTATTCGGGGTACCAAATGTATTTGCACTCGCCATTTTCTATACTCCTTAAAATTAATAGCTTTCGCCGCTAGAGGTTGCAGGTTCTGTAACGTATTCGACTTCGACACAGCCGTTAAGAGTGTTTGAAGTAGCGATAGATACAGAAGCTACGCAATCCAACATCATATCGGAACCGTTACTAGCGATAGGACCGCCAGCATCTTCAGACAATTTGTATAAAACTCCGGTAACGACATCGGCACAACGAAGGCTGACTATCTTTTGTACGGGTTCTCTAATTTTGACCAAAATATTAAAGGTCCCGGACGAGTCAACGGGTGAAGTGGAATAATTTGCAGTTTCTCCAGAATCCAAAGCGGAAGTGATTTGATCGACACCTTGTGTCCTGATAAACAGGATGGCAGGTTCGTCACAACTCACTGAAACGCTAGCTGAAGAAGCATTCCCAACGATCACGAAGGGAATTGAGACTTTTTGAACTTTAAGTTGTCTTTGTAACGTAAGTTCATTACTAGCTTGATATTGAGACATCTTGTCTTTCCTTCTAAAATAGGTTAATACAATGAAATTAAACCCTATTTCTTCCCGTTGGATGTCCACGCCCAATTAAGGTAACGCAGAGTCTACTAAGCAAATACTTTAGTGCTTACACATATAGTTATTAGAAATTATATAATATTTTGGTATATTTTTTGCTTACCATAGGATTATATAATGATTCTGAGGATTTACACCCCAAAAAAGGTTTTGAAATTTACTTTCTTACCAGTTTCTTTAGGTTCTGCTTTTTTACCAACATCGAGAGTTTTGTTGGAACCAACGGCGACTTTTTCTTTCGCCCTAGCAACATTTTTCTTTCTAATGCTGTTAATTTTGTCCTTACCAACAAGTTTCTCTACGACTTCATCAGGCATTACCTGAAACATGGACTTTAAGTCTTCCATTACTTCTTCACGAACCAATGGAATAACGTCTTCTGGGAGGACGTCTTTACCATTTTGAAGCCCAACAAGCATATAATCTGCAATCTTTTTAACTATATACGGGGATTTAGGAAGATCAGTTTTTTGAAGTGCTTGATCCATAAGGATGTCATAACGTTCATATTGTTCTTCTGTAAGTCTTTGTTTTTGTTCTTCTAATGCAGCTTGCTTTTCTCTTTCACGTTCTTCTTTTAAGGCTTTAAGCTCAGCTTCAAGTTTTTCTTTAGCAAGTTGTTCAGGAGATTTCTTAGAGTCAGCAATTTCTTTCTCAATGATATCAGCTGCTAGTTTTTTAACATCTAGACCGATATGAGGGTCTGAAAGAACACGAGCTGGATCTTTTCGTAAATCTTCAATGAATTTAACTACTTCCTTTTGAAGACTTGAGAATTCTTCCATCCGTTTACCAGCGACTTTTGCCATCTGGAGTTGACGAGTGATGTATTCATCGTCATTTGGATCGAATTCTTCCTCGAATTCTTCACCGTCGACTTTGAGTTTAAATTTTCTTTTAGAAGGTGTGGAAGATTGAGCTGGTTTAGTCTGAGCTTGAGTTTCCTGAGTAGTTTCAGGGGTTTCAGCCGCAGTGTCTTGTGTTTCAATACTATCTGTTGCTTCTGGCGCCGCAGGAGCGGCTTGATCTTGTGCCATGGTTTAATTCCTTTCGTCCCGTCCATTGGATAGGGAGAATAATACCGTCCCGAAATTGGGATAGGTCAATAATTCTAGAGAGTTATACGGCTACACCTTTTTTACCTTTGATATTCAGATACGATTTATCCTTTAAAGCCTTCATTGGGTCTTGAGAAGCCTTAGCTTCGGCAGTAGCTTTGCCAGGATTGATTAAATCTTGTACCCTAGTGAATTTCTTAGGTTTTTCTTTCTCTTTTTTCTTACTTGAATCACTATAAGTTTCTTTCATGTCAGGTAACAAACCGTTAAAAGTGTTTATGGATGCCATATATAATAATTCCTGTCTGTAATATAGTTATTAAAACTAAAGCAATCGTGAATAGTTTTAATCTTTTATGTCTTTTGATGTATTTATCTTGTTTTATATTCAAAGTATGATGAGATTTTTGTGGATTCGAATTAAATATGATTTTACCCATTATAAATTACCTACTGCTTGAATAATTTGGTTTTTCATGTATTGAATTCTGTCTGGAGTTAAATAAGGTGACATTTGTGGAGTTATTTCAACATAACTCAATGCATCAAACGCCAACCAAAGAAGCCCTTGACTTCCATAAAGATTTACTTCTTGTAGAGCTAATTCTATTTCATTTGCAATTGTTGAACTCATGCCCATAGCCATGTTTTCAGCACCAAATTGTTGTACCATTCCAGTCCATGCGGCTTGTGCTTCTTGAACTTTTTCTAATGCCGTGTTGTATTGTGTTTGATTCAAATTAAAGTATGTAGGATTTCCATTATATCCGCACGCCATTTCATTCCTCATATTCTATTACAACTAAACCAGGAGATCCTGAACCACCATTTCCCGCATTGCCTCCAGCTCCACCACCTGCAGTACCGGCGCCACCTCCGCCACCTCCTCCGCCACCACCACCACCACGTCCTCCAACTCCAGCTGTACCAGATGTCGCATTAGTACCAGTACCTCCTGTACCAGATGCTACTCCAGTTCCACCATTACCACCATTTCCAGCATTACCACCTGAAGGAGAAGGTAAATTTCCTAATGTAAATTCATCTCCAATACCACCTACACCGCCTGCACCACCTCCGCCTCCACCACCAGAAGAACTATTTCCAGTTCCACCTGTACCAGCTGTACCAACTACAGGAGCAGTAAATGAATTTCCATAAAAAAAACTACTACTAGCAGGAGTTGCTGGAGTTCCGCCATTATTACCACTTGCTCCTGTAGAACTAGCGCCACCAGCTCCAGATCCAGAAGCTGCTGTTTGTGAACTAGGTGTATATAACAAACCATAACTTGTTGATGCCGCAGCTCCGCCTATACCCCCGGCACCTCCAACTGATGCGGATGATGCTATTAAACCTCTAGTGCCATTACTACCACCTGTTCCACCTAATGTTGTAGATACAAGTCCAACGATTGCCGATAATCCACCTTGACCACCTGAACTCCCATTTGTTCCATCGGCTGGAGTACTTGCTCCTCCAGTTCCTGCAGTTCCACCACTACCACCGGAACCGACAGTAATTGTATATGTTGTACCAGGAGTAACAGCTAATGAAACTTCTATAAATGAAGTTGGCCCACCTCCACCTCCACCATTTCCACCGCCTCCACCACCGCGATTTGTATTTATTTGACTTCCCGCACCACCACCACCTCCACCTCCACCACCAGCTCCTGGACGTAAGAAAGCTTTTATACACGTTACTCCCGCAGGACATGTCCACGTTCCTGATGTAATAAATGTTTCATATATTTTTCTTGTTTGAGGCATTACTCAGTCCATTCAATAACTATTAAACCAGAAGACCCATTTCCACCAGCACCACCAGAACCTCCAGCACCACCAGATACTAATCCCGCACCACCACCGCCACCGCCGCCTCCTGAACCGCCACCACGTCCTCCAGTTCCGTTTCCACCAGATGAACCATTTGTTGCAGCACTAGCAGTTGCAGTACTTCCACTAGTTCCATTTCCGCCGGCTCCGCCGTTTCCACCGGAAGGTGCCGATTGTCCATAAACTGAATATTCATCAGCTGTCGCACCACCACTTCCTCCACCGCCAGCACCTCCTCCCCCATATAAGCTACTAGAACCTGTTCCGTTAGTGCCTCGTAATCCATTTGTTGAATTAGCGTTAATATATATGAAATATGAATTTGTTGTTCCTGGTGTTCCACTTGTTCCAGCTCCACCATTTCCACCAGTTGAACTCCCCCCTACGCCACCAGCAGCTCCAGGTCTAGCAGTACCAGAAGTTAAAACTCCAACACCAAATGATGTGCCCGCTGTACCAACTGCACCAACTGCTCCTCCAGAACTAGAAGTACCAGGATTTCCTGGACCTCCGCCGCCTCCTGGGTATCCGCCAACTGCGTATATTCCATAAGGAATTCCTAAAGTAATTAAATTTCCAAAAGATGATATACCACCAAATCCTCCAGAATTTCCAGTAGTACCAATATTACCAGCAGAACCTCCATTAGCGGCAGATCCACCTGAACCACCAGCTCCGATTGTTACTGTATATGTAGTTCCAGGGACAACTGTTAATGGGAAATACCAACCAGATGCAGCACCACCAGAACCTCCAGAAGAACCACCTGCGCCGCCTCCTCCTGCTCCAGTGTAACCTCCACCTCCTCCACCGCCACTACCACCTCCACCAGCTCCTGGTCTTATATAAATTCTAATATTTTCAACACCAGCCGGTGCTGTCCAAGTTCCACTTGTTGTAAATATTTGAGAAACTTTTCTAGATTGAGACATTACCCATTACCATTAACTATAATAGTTCCATCGGGAGAAGTATAAGTATCTGGATTTGGATATATAGGAGGTAGATATGACCAACCGATTTGTGGTATACAGCTAACTCCATTTAAAGTTAAATTATCTATTCTATTTACGTAATCGAAATTTTCTCCACCTAATGGATTAACAAAGAATAAATCAAGTATTGAATCATCATCTAATTCAAATACATTAACAATAAAACCTTGTGAAATTTGCGCGTATGTCATTATTCAATCCATTCTATAACTAACAATCCATTACTTCCTTGCGATCCTGCGGCACCATTTCCACCACTTCCACCAGTTGTACCGCCAGCTCCGCCACCACCGCCTCCTCCACCACCAGCACCACCTCTACCGCCAGTTGGTTGAGAACCAGGATTTGTACCAGATACGCCATTTGAACCTGTAGTTAAACTTGCATTTCCACCATTACCACCGTTACCAGCTGTCCCACCTGTTGGAGCGCCAACTCCATAGACATTGTATTCATCACCATTTGAAGCAGTGCCACCAGCGCCGCCAGCGCCACCACCACCGTTTGTTGATATTCCGGTGCCACCTGTTCCCGAAGTTGCTAATGTTGGTATAGAATTTATTGGAGAAAAAAATATATTAGCGGCAGGAGTTCCTACCGTTCCACCATTACTGCCATTAGCACCTGTATCAGAACCACCTGCTCCACCGGAAGAACCATTAGCACCAAGACCAGGTAATAGTCCATATACGCCACCATTTGAAGCCACACCGCCTCCAGTTCCTCCCGTTGTTGAAGTTCCTGCACCGCCTAAATGACTAGCCAAACCACCATTTCCTCCTCCAGTTATATTATTTTGACCAGCAGAAATTAAAGATCCAAGACTTGTTATTCCACCATTACCACCGGCAGATCCTGCAGTTCCAGGATTTCCAGCAGAACCTCCAGTTCCAGCTGTTCCGCCTGAACCCCCAGAACCAACTGTAACCGTGTATGAAGTTCCTGGAGTAACCATTAAAGATGTATAAAATCCAGAAGCCGCTCCTCCAGATGATCCTCCACTTCCGCCTCCTCCACCACCGCCAGATGAGCCCGAATATCCTCCCCCACCACCTGCACCACCTCCGCCACCTCCGGCGCCAGGTCTGATGTAAACTCTTACACTAGTAACGCCAGCAGGAGCCACCCATGTACCAGAAGTTATGAAAGTTGTAAAAAGTTTACGACTCATTTCTCAAATCATCCACCAATTCCCGGCAGATCCAACATGAAATGTCCAAGAACCATAATTTGTATATAAAACTTTTGATGCACTTAATCCTTCAATCATTTCTGAAGAATGCGGAGCAATTGTAATGGGATAAGTCTGAGCATTACCAGAACGGTCTTTAATAACAATAGTTCTACCAACAGTTGGTGTCGGTAATGTAATAGTTATAGCAGCAGATTGATTACAAAGAATTACATCATCAGTAGTAGTCGTATCAACTGTATAATTACTTGTGATAGTTTTAGTAGTTCTATACATACCACCATTTATTTGATGTATAGCAGTACTAGATGATTGAGGACCTAGAGTAACACCGCCAGAATCAACTCTAAAAGCTTCAGCTGATGTCACAGATCCAGATGGAGTTACATTTATTGTGATATAAGTATGATTAGATGAATTCGTGAAAGTTTCACCGGCAATAAAATTCAAAGACCCAGTTGATGCTGAAGGAAATGTAGATGTTCCATATCCTTGGCCGGAGATAAATCCTAAAATATTACCTGTTGTGGCAGCGGTTGGAGACCCTGATGTACCATTTGCGTATCTATTTCTAGTACCAACTGTTCCACCATATCCGGTTTGTACAATTCTTTGGGTAGATCCGGTATTATTAACAATATCAATTGCCGTTCCAGAAGCTGCAGAAGTCTCACCAATAGCAATCTGGTTCACGTTATTGATAGAATAATTGCCCATGTTGAGATTTGCGGCTTGTGTACCAAGACTTTGAAGTGATGATGTAACAACAGTGGAATTCAATGTCGTTCCAGTTAAAGTCCCAGCTGGAGCGATAACTACGTTTTCAGATGCAGCAGTAATCAATCCTTTTCCGTTCACGGTGAATGAAGGAATTGATGTCGATGATCCAAAACTACCAGTATTTGAATTCACAGTTGCAAGCGTTAAAGCTGCACTTCCAGGACCAGATGCACTGCCATCTCCCGTCAAAGCTGTAATAGTGCCAAGCATTGTGTTGACTTGTAAAACTGTCAGATCACTAGGTGTTGCGGAACTTCCAGTGTTATTACCTTTCAATGTGTCTGACGACATTTGGGATAATTTAGAGTTTGTTACACCGTTGTTTTTAACTTCAAGGTTATTTGAACCATTTATATCTAATGTTGAATTATCAACATTGACGTTCCATGTAACACCACTATTTGATAATCCTAGTCCTGGGTTGACTACAAATCCAGTTGCTACTTGTACCCACATTGTTCCGTTGTAATAATAAGTATCACCAGCATCATAGGATAAAGGATTGTTATCTAATACTAACCATCTGTTTTCAGGAACAGCAAATGAATATGCGTAAGAACCGGGCGTGGCATTTGTAACCGTTGCTATATTGTCTTGATGTCCTACAAAATTACCACCTAAAGTCCCAGTTTGGCTTATATTAACGCCTAATCTATCGCCAGTTTGAACTGCTCTTCCAAGAGCGTCATGCCATGTAGTTCCATCATAAAATACAAAATGTCCAGCACCGATAGATGACCAGGCACCAGTTGGAGAAGCTCCAATTAAATACGTTGTAGTATAATTAACCGGTGATACAGGAGGTGTTGATAAACTATCATCTATTAAATTAGCTATGATTATTGGATTTTGAGGATAGATTCCTTGAGCTAAGTAGTCAACATAGTTCTTCGTTGCCGCGTCTTGATTCGAAGTAGGATCAGTGACATTATGTATAAAATTTGAACCCATATCAAGGGCCCCGCTCATTGTGTCACCAGTCTTTAAAACGTTTAACGAAGCCGCACCTGTTAAACTAGCGGTGATTGTTCCAGCAGAAAAATCTCCAGAAGAATCACGTTCGACTATCGTTGATGCAGTATTAGATGAAGTAGCAGAATCTAGGATTACTTTATCAGTCGCAAGCATAAACCCGTTATTTGATTCAGTAACAGCAGCATGTAATGTAGGAGATGTTTGATTGCCGTGAGCATGAACGTGATCAGCTAATGCTAAATAAGATGAAGATCCAGCAACGTTTGAAGTCCCGATTTGAACCGGAGCAGTTGAATCGTTAAGCATTGCTGAGACATTGGCGACAGAAAGATCTGAGGCATTTGCTGTTGAACCAGAGTTATTACCTTTGAGAGTCAAGGAAGCCATTTGAGCAAGCTTACTATTACTTACTACATTGCTTTGAATTGTGGAAGAAACTGATCCAGGTCCTGTTGCAACAACATCACCAGTTAACGCCGTAATAGCTTCATCAGAAAACGCATTGATTTGTCCTTGGATTTTTTCAAGGGCAGAAAGAATAGAATCTGTTGCTGAGATCGGTGTATTAGCGCCGACAGAATATCCTGTTAATAATTTCCCAGTAACAACAGTAGACGCTATTGATGTACTAGATTGAGTACCTGTAACATCACCTGATAAAGATCCAGTAAATCCTGTTGAGTTACCGGATAAACTAGCAGTAATAATACCAGCTGAGAAATTACCTGAAGAATCACGTTCGACTAATGTAGAAGCGGTGTTAGTTGAAGTCGCTTCTGAAACAGTTGTAACAGTATTTGCGATATTAGTTGCTGATTGTCCGCCAACTGAATTAACGGTAGCTGAAGCACTTCCAGGGCCAGTAGCTGAGACATCCCCAGTTAAAGCTGAAATAAAATCAGTAGAACCGAATTGATATGTAGTACCATCACTGTCTTGAAGATATATACTAGTACCTTGAATATATAATTCGATGAATCCACTTGGAGGAGGCGAAGGAGTTGTTGAATATTGTGCTAAAACTAATAAAGAACCTGGATTTGCCATATTTTTTCCTTAAAGTATAATTACTTCTCCACCGGGTTGGATAACTAAACTTGCTCCGGATTGTAATGTTAGACCTGGAGTAATTAAAGTTTCATCTGTATTTACAGTTACAGTTCCATTAACATTTCGTTGTGTTATATATCCTTGTGCTTCAATAGCCCCTGAGTCTTGGACATTTGTACCAGGAGAATCTTGAATCGTTGTTCCTGTATCATCGGCCCACCTAGTAATAGCTCCAGTTGTTGTAGGTGATAATCCAGTAACATTTCCAGAACCAGAACCTGATTCGATATAAATCAACTGTAGATTGCCAGTATAAGGATTTAAGATCGTCTTATAAGCCATTTATGTCCTAACTGCCGATGTTAAATTCGCACTACTGTCATAACCAAGAGTAAGAGTCGCAACAAGAGTTCCAGATAATCCACCAGAATAGTATTCAATCTCAGTTGGAACTGTCTGACTATCTATAACTGAATTCGTTATACTGATACTATCGAAACTAACTGGAATTAACTGAGCGACATTAATAACGCTTTGATTCCCAGAACTATCAATCTTTGGAATCTGTAGTGTTCCATTTGATTGACCATTCTGCGTTCCATACATTATTACACTATCACCATCAGTAGCTGTAACACTAACTAACAATTCCCCATTCACTGTCAAAGGAGCAGTCAGTGTCGCAGTAGTTCTTAATGCCTGAGCAATAGGGTCATAAGAATATTGAAGTATTTGTTGATGGTCTAAACCACTTGGTGTAAAAGCCATTATTTCCTCATAGGTGGAGTCATTTGATTAGCCATTACTGGTAAGTTACGAAACTGTCCAGGAGGCTGTGGGATATTAGGTAACGCCATAGGCGCTTGTCCGTTACTAAGTGTCACTCCTGGAGTAATAGGTCCAAGTGCAGGATTAGATAATATAGGAGCAGGACCTTGTCCAGGTGGCGGTATCACTCCATGAGGACCGCCCTGGACATTAGGAGTGGGACCACCGGGAGAAGGAGGAGTTCCCGATGGCCCCGTTTGTTGACCGGGCAACGGAGGAAGTTGCTGTTCTCCGATCAACTGTAGTAAGCCTGGATCTGTATTTCTTAATGCATTTAAATGAGCCTCGATATGATCCATTACGATTTTAACAAGTTCTGGATTTTCTCTCAAATCTGGATCATCAAGTACGGCTTTATGTTCTTGAACGTGTTGAGAATGTTTATCAGTTGGCGATACTAAAGGATTTTCACCATTCAATAATTTTTCATTCTCACGTTTAATTGTTAAGAGTTCTTTCATCTCGATGTTGTACATATCATCAAGACGGCCTGTATTAATAACTTGGAAGTATTGTTGAGGATCTGTCAAAAGTTTCATCTGAAGGAGTTGTTCTGCCATTTGAACACGACCAGCGATTGTCCGTGACAATGGGTTACCAACATCAACAACAACACGATTGATCTCAGAGATATCATCTCCAGTAAATTCTTTAAGCATAGAACGATTGCTAACGCCAACTAATGTAACAATCTTAGGCGTCATCGCAAAGTCTTTAAGAATACTCAGTAATCCCGTACCAACGTTCTCAATAAGTTTAACGTATGATTGTTGAAGACCTGATACGAATTGAAGCGCCATGGATTGAACAAGAGCAAGAGCAGTTCCAGATTTCAATGAAGCTTCTGGATTACCACGAGCAACAGAGTTAACACCTGAGATCGTCTCAGCAGATTGAATACACATATCTAGGAATTTAAAGATTTCAGCTGGTGTTTGTGTCAGGTTCAAAGGCTCAGGTTTCATGTTACCTTCGATAATGTTCATTGCACCTTCGAGCTGGTTGACTGCGATATCAGCGCCACGAGGTACAAATAGATTCTGAACACCAAATGCGTTTTCGTTAGTTGCAATCGTACTGAATAAAGAATTGATTAATTCCTGAATCGGCATGATATCAAACATGTCAGTATATCCATAAGGAGTACCAAGGATCTCAGCAGGTACGATTCTAAAGATCGGAATTGTTCTATAAGGCATCTTGGCGTCTTGAAGAATACAATCGCTATCCAAGAACAACATATATCGACCTTCAGGCAAGGCTTCAGATTGACGATGAAAAAATTCGTATACTGCGATGTCATCTGTTTCATCATTTGACCAAACAGCTAAACGATATACAGAACTATCTGTTTTGGAAGGAATTCCACGGATTTTATCAGCTAGTTCAGGATACTTAGCCATTAAGTTATAGCGATTTTGAAAACTACGACAAAGAATCCAATCATTGTCCCAATTTTCTTTTGTACCATCCACTACGACATCAAATGGAGTTAATGTAGTGAATTCGATTTCACCTTCGTAATTAAACTCACCAGTTTCAGGATCAGCATCATAAAGATTACCGCCCATTGCATTCCAGGCAAGTTTTATATATCCAGCACCAAGTACAATAGCAAGTTCGACGGCTTTATTTAAAACGTCTTCAAGATGTTTTTCTCTCATGTAGTAATCAAGAATACCATCTGCGATAATCGTTTGAGATTCTGACTTAGCATCAGAGTTTACAGCACGAGCTTCCATAATAGGACGATTTGAAGTAATCATGATGTAAATATGTCGTGCTAAGTTTCTAAAATGGTTTACTGGAAATTGTATTAACTCACCTTGATCGCCAGTAAAGTTAACTCTATGTCCATAACCCAGGTCATGTTCATATGCGCCATGATACATTCTCCACATATTGCTAAGTTTTTCTAAATACGCATTAGCTCTTAACATATTGAAGAAGCTCTGTGCTCTTGATAAACACGTACTTGCTACAACATCTGGAGTATTAGCTGCGAAATAAATCGAATCAGCTTGTTTAAAAGAACTTGTATCGCTCATAATATCCTCTTGGGTTTGGACTTAACATTAAAGATTTTTTTATATACATCAGCAGGGTCTTGATTTTGAGTATTGTAGTATTTCATTTGATCAATCATCGTGAGACTTGATGGATTGATATCGTAGTTAGCTGGATATGGATTTTTTCCAAAAATAACGTTACGAACTAAATAAATCAATGCATCGACTGCATCATAATGTGCATCATCAGGAGATCTCGCAAAACGATTCCTTGCATTCCTACTATCCCATTTAGCGTTCTTAAGATGCCGTATTAATGTTACACATCTAGGATGGATTATTATTTTCTTTGCCGCCAACAATGTTCTAAGATTATTAACCGCTGTTTCTTTTTCATCTTTTTTAGTAGGTATGAAGTTTATACGATTACCACTGTTAACCAAGATCTCACGAATCGTAATATAATCTACGTCACTGAATCTAAGATAAGGTGTCTTGACTTCCAATGACAAAGGATTGGTCCAGAGTTCTTTTTCTTTTGTATCAATCCTCTCGACAAGTTTTACAAGACTTTCGTTAGGATTATTAAAGTTCATAATGAGTTCGTCTTCAATAATGATTTTATTTGCACGGAAGTCGAAGTATCCAAATACAACAACAGTTAAGTCCCGACCACCAGTATCCATAGCTTCGTATGCATCATAAAATGGAGGTTTTGGCCATTCTTTAACGATTTCTTTTTCTAAGACTGCATCAAATTCAGGAACGACGGATAAAGTAGGATCTTTAATGACTTGGCATAAGAATTCCCGTTTCCAGGAGTCTGAGTTCTCACCACCCATTGATTCTTTAAGACGTTCGATTTGTTCTTCTTTAAGTAATGGATTGTCGTAGACTGTCTTTCTAGTAAGTTTATTTCGCGTCTCCGCTTCCTCAATAAACTTAAAAAAATCATGGTCAAGGTCTGCTGGAGGAGTACTAGCAAGTACGATCTTACCTCCAGTATGAATAGTTGTAGGAATAAAGATTTGTTCTACAATATACCTTAAATCTGTACAAAAACCTGCTTCATCGATTAATACAAGTGTAGCTTTTTGACCACGGAGACGATCATAGTGTTTATTGTCTGTACCGGCTAACTGGATTTGTGAACCATTACTGAAGTAATATGTATGGTACTTAGCTTTGAAGTCCGGGCGGATACTTTGAGGACAATCATTTAAGAGTTCAGTAAAGATTTTTTCAAACACGGAATGAATATGGACTTTTGTATCTGTTACTAGTTTTATAATTGCGTCATTTTTTCTAAGTGCGTGTTCAAGTGCTAGAATCGCCATGAGATACGATTTACCACTTTGACGACTTAAGAGCCATACGAGGATACTATGAGGATCGGAGTTATAAAAGAGATCATACATCTCTTGTTGGACTCTGTGGCATTTCCATCTAAGGTTGCCTTGCGTCCATAAAATAGCCCGGGCCTGCTGAGTATCGAGTTTAGACATCGTCCTCACCAGTTGCAAGACGTAAGAGTTCTGCTTGAGGTATGTCTTTACCGAGGTCAGCTAAGTTCTCGGTTTTTGTTATGTCTTTAAGGATTTTACAATAGATATCAAATCTTTTAGCTTCTTCAAGAGTTAATGCGCGAGTCAATGAAAAATCACGGAGTTTTGAGATCTCAGTTCTACAGATATATTCTTGGTCATTAGTCTCAAACTTCTTTGCATCTGATTCAGTTTTGATTAAAGGAACTGTACCTTCAACAAGAGCTTTGAGATGAGTAATCTCTTCTTCTTGAGCTTTAATTGTTTTTAAAAGTTCTGTATTTGTTTTAGTCAGAGCAATATTGAAAGCTTTTAGATCTATGATTTCTTTTGCAATATCAAGTTTGTCTTTCATTAAAACCTCGCAGGCGTTTGAATCGGTTGACCTTGCTTCATTGTTTTAGCGAGACTAAGACCTGATACGTGGGTTCTGACTTCGTCGTATGCTTTTGCTTGAGCATTCACAGTCTTGATAATTGCTTCATCTTGGTCTTTTAAGGCCTTGATTTCAGCATCATAATTCTGTTTCATGTCTTGGATTTCTTTAGATCGGTCTTTTAATTCATACAGACCAGCTAAGATACCCGCTATAACGACAGCGGTAGCTGACTGCCAATCTGCTTGAAAAAATAATACTTTTCCAATAGTTAGAGAAAAAAGGAAAAGCGGGGCGTGTTTTAGATAACTCATTTTATCCTCCAAGTTATTGAAATTATTAAAGAGTTTTGCGTAAACCGCTCTTTTGTCCGGGTCAAAGCCCGTGTATTGCCCTAACTGGGCCTCCGGTATTGCTAAATCTCTCTAAGATATAGTTATTAAATTCTTAGATAATCCCCGTTTTAATAACTATTTAGTATGAAAATAAAACACTTAGATCAATCACCTATCTGCCCGGTATGTTCTGCCTGGATGCTTACACATCCTAGTAATCATGAGTATCTTAAGTGTATAAGTTGTGGATTTTGTTGTAAAATTATAAAAAGGTTGAAATAATGGTTGGATTAGATTGGAATGACCCTAATTCTTTATTAAGTCAGTATTTTCGAGTGCACGAAGCGTTGTATCTACCTACCTGGGGGCGATTAGCAACAGAAGATGATGGTTTGACTGATGAAATTAAAGAAAATTTATTAGATCTTTGTTCTAAGATGGACCAAATACGTGAATTCCTTGGATTTCCTATGAATGTCCATTGTATGTACCGTCCTCCGAGCTATAACCTAGTGATTGGAGCACCAGAGAATGACGTCCATAGTCTAGGACAAGCCGTTGACTTTGATTGCAACCCTGATCTCACAATAGATGAAATCAGAGACAAAGTTTTACCGGTATTAGATAAATATAATATAAGAATGGAAAGAAACACATCGACATGGATTCATTTAGATACACATCCTGTCGGAAATGCTAGATATTTTTATCCATAAGGAGATAAAATGGCTAAACCTAAATTAGGATCTGGAGAAAGATTCGCAAGATTGAAGAAACATATTCAAAGCGAAGGATATTCTTCTGAATCAGCTCAGAAAATCGCAGCTTCGGTAGGACAGAAAAAATATGGAGCTAAGAAAATGGCCCATATGGCAGCTAAGAATCGGAAATAATTCAAGAAGCTTGTCTTTTTAATCGCATTTTTGATTTAATACGTTCTCTATTACAATCAGGGCAGTAGTGACCATTCCAAAGACCACCGGTTGAGTCCTTCCACCGTTTGTCTTTAGTATTATATTTCCCGTCTTGTATCCGTAGCTTAAGTTGTTTACAGATACGACATTCCGTCATGTTCTGTTCACTCATTTTCTACTGCCTTTCTTAAAGGAATGACTTTAGACTTTTGTTTCAACCCATCAATAACTTTGAGATAAACGTTTTTATGAGAAATCAAGGATCTGACGAGATTAAATACAGCTTTTTCATCACTCCAGTCTGATTTATCCATAGCCCTAAGCCATGCAAATACAATAGGATCGTCTTGGTATTGTTCTGTAATAGTATCAATGATTTTGGACATTTAAGCCTCCTGCTTATCTGAATAAAGTTATTCGTCTTGAATAACTATCTGCATTTTATAGAAATTAATAAATACTTGGTGTTTGTTATCAATTGCTTCTAATAAAAACTTTAATTCTTTAAGGTCTTCAGCCTCAATCAGTATTTCCTTTAATCCATCATCGTCTATAAGTTCTTGTTTATACTCAAAGAGTTCATTAAACCTACCTTGAAGTTCAAGAGTTTCCATATAATGAATTTCTTCTGCTTCAAGTACTAATGGGAGTTTAGATTTCCGTGATAATTTAAAGACCAATTATTCATCCTTGAGATAGATATGGCTTCCAAGCACGCTATTGGCATCAGAATCGTCAATCCATTTGGTTGGCTTAGTTTGTACATAGTCAACAATATCTTCTAACTCTAAGGCTTTTACAGCTTCAAGGGCCCATTTATATCCGGCTGCCGACCAAACGACAATCGTCATACCACGTCCTTTATATTTCCTTAAGAGTTCTACGTGTTTTGTATGTGGTTTTAAATAATTAATGGAGTTGTCATAAGGATCTATTATCTTTAATTTGTATTCACTAGGAATTTTGTATGTATGATCCCACATTAATAGCGTGTTATCTACATCACATACTATAACAGATTCGTTTTCTATAACCTGCATCGCTCCTCCGATTATCAGGTTTTACTATACCACAGTTTACTATAAATGTCAAGAGAAATTTAGTACTTTGGATCGAATTTACATTTAGTACAGGTTAGGTGCCCTTCTTCATTATACTCATAAGTATGCGGAGGACAACACTTTTCTTCTGTATTCAATGGTTTATGATCGGACTTGTGTTCCGTATGTACAGGAAGGTTTAATACAAAGAAAAATAATAAAAGAATTACCCAGAACATTTCTTTTCTTTCCAAATCACAGTCTTACCGCAGATCCAGCATTTCATTCCGTATAACGTGATTCCATAATTATGTACTTTACACTTAGCCATGAGTTTTTAAAATACCTTCTATTATCTGGTACATAGACCAAACGTACTTACTAAAGGCTACGTCTTCAAGATTTAATTGGTCTATAATCGATTTAATCCAGTCGGGTTTTTTATCAATGTGCTTTACTTCCATAATAAAGTCGTCATGATTCGTGTACTTAGTACCTAAGTCATGGAATTTATCCCATAGGCCTTGGTTCTTAATGTCTTGTATTACATTGACACTTGGGGTTAATAACGCTAGAGGTGAGATGTTTTGATCAATAGTTACCCTAAGATCTTCACCGTCTTGATATGCATAACGTTTATAGATGATGTCTACAACAGGACGGAGCTGATTCATAATGAATATGTAATTCAATAACTTAGCTTGGGTTACGACATCGTCATGAGGAATGTCTGTATTATATTGGAATAATTCATCATCTATTGGAAGCTCGGGCTTAGATGACTGAGTCAATGCTTTAAATGCATTAGGACCTATACGAAGACGGTTCTTACGACTATCACCTTGTTGTTTGTATTTACATTCCAAAAAGACTTCATCACTCCATTTACCGTTTGGAGCATAGGCTCTAATTCTTATCTTTCTTCTATCATCAAGTCCAGCTAAGTGTTGTTTAAGAAATGTAAAGTCCGGGCTATCAAAATAAATACTACGATTCAATGTATATACTGTATTAGGCTGAGGAAAGTATAACTCCATGTGTTTTTTAATCTCAGCTTTAACCTCGATATAATACTGTTTCTGTACTATATACTTTTGCTCAATTCTATTTAAGTCGATAGAATTACCTTCAGGAATACCAACATTACTCATTATGTGTCCTTTTAATTACACGGAATTTATTACGACGTTTCTTAATCTTTCGTTCACGAAGGTCATCCTTGATTACGACATAGATCATAGTAGATAATCCAATGAGAAACAATAGAATAAACCCTACGGATTTCAGGCAGACTTCCCCTCGTATTAGTACAAGTACGTCGACTTGCATTAGGAAAACAATAAGAAATACTTCTTTATTGTGACAGGCGATCAAGCCTGTATAGATTAACTAACTGTACAACAACAACTGCTGTACTTCACATTACAGTTATTAATTTAGAGGTATGAAAAACGTATGTTTTTGCATTATTTTTTTAGTAATGTTGTAGTTAATTCATTTGTTGCATATACAGGACGTATAGGAGTTAATGAATTTATGTATTTACAAAAGGATTCGGCATCATGTATATTATCGAAGTACCCGATAGTACTAGACTTATTCTGAGAATTGACTATATCAACACGTACTAAAGTCTTTGTTTTAGGATCTATTACAATACGAGTCTTGTATTTAACAGGTGGGACTTGGTTATAGAGTTTATAGCCTTGAGATTTGTATAAGTCATAATAATAGGATTGACGTATACGTAAGTCTTCAGGACTACAGAATTCAAGGATATAGAGTTTTAAGTTACTATAGTATTTATTTAATGATTTGTTACTATGGATACCTTGTTTCATATCCGAGATATGCTTAGACACACTAATTAGTATATTGTTACTATAACTAATATATAGACTTTTAGTACGATGATGTACGAAGGCATAAACACCAGATTGGGATAATTCTTTCATGTTACTATAATTAGATACAAGGACCATACAATATATAGTTATTAAATAGAGGTGGTTATATCACCTCGATACGGGAATTTCCATGTAATGAAATCAAGGACTTAGTATGTTACTATAGTAGTATTTTTAAAGAAATACATAAGAAATTGGACTTAATGTACCTAAAACATACATTTTTAGTGTTAGAATTATGTTACTATAGTGAAATCCTGTAAGTGGTTGTATTGACTATAGTTATAACTCTTACCCCTCAGAGACTACCTACCCCCACCTGGCATAATCCTTGCAATAATAGCAATCCCTATACCATATACGCTATACAATCCCCGACTATTATAATGATAGATACAAAATAATAACATATTGATAATACTATAGTAACACGAAGGTTGTATGTGTTATATACAGTTATAGTAATTCCCTAATAGTTGTAGATGTACAGAATATGTACTACAGAACGTATACAATCAGATCTAATACGTTTGGGGATGGTTTGGTATGGGATTTGTAACGAGAAGTGGGTGAGAGATGGAGTTGAGACGAATGTTTAATCTACCCTTCCCTTTACCCTTTGACCTAGACCAGAACGTAGGCAGACATTCCCCTCTTCTTACCCTTTGCTTGAACTACTGTCTTGACTCCGTCTCTCTTTTCTTGTATATTAGTTATATATTGATTCGTTGATAATGAAACTAAAGTTTTTAAAACATATACCGATATAGTAACAGAACGTTAGTGAAAGGATTTGAATATGAATACGAAAACAGGTACGATAGTACAGTTATTCCCTAAACCGAAGTATTCCAGCTATAGAACGTATTTGAACTCATTGAACGTTGAAGTAGAGCAGGAACGGTCGGGAACTACCAATACCGATATACCTCAACCAGAAGGTTATATCCTAAATATTGACGTTGAAGAACCTAAATGCGAAGCCTGTAAGCTCTATCTATCGAAATGTTATTGTTTAGGGGGAGATGCATCATGATTCCAGTATATACGATTACCCATAAAACGACCTCACTAACTCATGGAAAAATCTATGTCTATCAAAACCATAAGCTTATATTCGTTAAGACTTGGACTAATCCAAAGACAATTGACTTGATTAAATCTGAAATCCGTAGTATTATACAGAATAGATACGGAAATGTTATAGAATTGAGGACTGCATGACACCGTTTGAAGCATTATGGAGTCTAGGATTGTTAGGACTAACGATATACGAAGGTTATGGAATGCCTAACGACCTAGATAAAATCTTTAAAATCTCAGTTGTAACGTTTTTATTTGGTATATACACGACGTTACGTACGAAAGGAACACGCCATGACTAAAGACCAAGTATTAAAGCGTATTAAGGGCAACGACCTACGTATTAAGTACAAACCTAGGAAACATACGTTTGAAGCAAGTAATCTCGTTATAGACGCGAATACAATGCAAGGTTGGTCATACGACTGGTATACAATCTTACATTACTTCGATAAAACGTTGGTGTTAAATACCTATCGTTATTCACATTCAACTATTAAACACGTATATAAAATCATGAGTCTTTTGGATACATTAGGTTTAAAATACGAATGTCTTGAAGCACCTCAAGGTCTCCAGGATTTACATAGTTCAGTATTTTATAATATCAAAGAATTAGCTAAGTTTATCGTGAAACAGAAATATTCGAAAACGAAGATTTACGACTTTAACATTAAAGAACAACGAAAACAGTTAAAACTACTGAATAAATTAGGTTTTCCCTATAGTAAAAAAGAATTAGAACTACAGATTGAGGTCGAAGAAAAGAAACGAGACCAACGTTTGATTCAACAACGTGAATACCATAAGAAGCGTGCAGCTGAACTATCCGCAAAACGTAAAGAACGAGCTGAAATTTTAAAGAAATTCAAATCATCTAAGTACGTTCTTATGAGTCTTTGGAACAACCTTGTTACTGTAGTAACCCTTAATAAATTCTTAAGAACACATAATATTGATATTGAAAATTTTTCTAAATATTACAATGTGAAAAAAAGTATTTTAGATACACTTGAGAACTACGATTTGTTGAACTCAGAAGCGATAACCTCGCTGAAAAAAGCACAGAATGCATACAATGTAATGCAAAAGTTTAAACAGTCTCAAAACGATTATAACGCAGTATATAATGTCGAAGTTGTGTAACTATTTAAAAAGGTAGGGAATTTATGCGTAGTTTATTTGTAGTATTGTTGACGCTGTTATTTACTGTAGTTGTATATAACTTTACGACTAACGTATTCACGACACAAAATGAAGTCTTGACAGTGATCACGAAATAATGTAGAATAAATATTATAGAGTATTTTGTATTAGACGATACAAGTCCCGTAGCTCAATGGTTAGAGCAGGCTCTTTATAAGGGTCAGGTTGCTGGTTCGAGTCCAGCCGGGACTATTAAACGAAAGGGTATGATATGAAACCAAGTGATTTAAGACAATTGATCGAAACACGTTTTAAAGCAGGTATTCGTAGACCATTGCACGTCGAATCAAGTCCTGGATTAGGCAAGACTCAAATCCCTGCGCAGATCGCTAAAGACTTAGGTATTGGATTTATTGCAATTCATGCTCCGTTACTTCAGCCTGAGGACTACGGGTTTCCTGTCATTAACCAAACGCGTGACGACGTTGATTTCGTTGTTAGTCGCACGAAATTCCCTATTGAGTCGTCCAAATGCCCTGAGACTGGTATTCTTTTAATTGACGAATTGTCGCAGGCAGATAATTCTGCTCAAAAAATCTTAGCGAATCTTATTCAAGAACGTGAAATCCACGGTCAACATTTAAAACCCGGGTGGATGATCATTACTACGGGTAATAGAACAACTGACAGAGCAGGTGCGAACCGTTTACTTTCACATCTAAAGAACCGTTTAACGACAATTGAACTTGAACCGTCACTTGATGACTGGACTAACTGGGCATTATCAAACGACGTCAAGACTGAAGTCATCTCATTTATTAGGTTTCGCCCTGGATTATTGTCAAGTTTTGACCCACAACAAGACGTAAACCCGACACCTAGGTCATGGACTGAAGGTGTATCTGCCGCATTCGGTATTGTCAACCCTGCTCAGGAATTCCAAGTCTTCAAAGGAGACGTAGGCGAAGGTCCTGCTGCTGAATTCTGCGCATTTCTTAAGATCTACCGTAACCTTCCAAATCCTGATCTCATCGTAATGAATCCAAAGACTGCCGAAGTCCCTAAAGACCCAGCAACGATGTATGCATTGACAGGTGCATTGAGTACAAGAGCGACGACTGAAAACTTCGTTCGTATTCTTGAGTACATGAAACGTTTGACACCTGAATTCACTGTATTGTTTGTACGTGATGCATTGCATAAAACTCCAGGAATTGCAAATACAAAAGAATTCATTACGTGGGCAGCAGGCGACGGCGCTAAACTCTTAAGCTAAGGTACTGTATGGAATATTTAAGCTTGATTAATACTTATTTCGAGTTTATAATAGTTGTAGTCGTAGTCATCGTATTATGTTTTATTGATTAACGAGGTATATATGCTTAATGAAAAAGCTGTATTAGTGAATCTTAAGATCTCCCAGTGGACTGGTCGGAAGTTTGATAAACGTGCAACGTCAACGGTCGTAACGACGCATAACACTGACGTACAGGCAGGTAACTATTCAAAGAAACTCTTACCCGGAGCAAAAGAACTTGACGCAATACAGAATACGTCAGCTAACATACGTAGCTTTTTTTATCAACAAACGTTGCCTTGGTGTAACGAAGGCTCTAGAATCCTTGCTAGTTCAAATTACCTAGGTTTCACTAACGCGATTCGTACCCATAAATCAGAATTCGAAACCGCTGTCAAGGAGTTTATTAAAAAATACCCAGAACTTAAGGACATGGCCAAGACTAAACTCGGTGATTTGTTCAACGACTACGAATACCCAGACGTTGCGACACTTCAAAACTCGTTTGGTTGCGAAGTTTCCTACATGCCGGTGCCTACAGTTGGTGACTTCCGCGTTGAGTTAACGCCTGAAGAAAAACAGAACTTCGAAAAACAAATTAAACTTGCTGAGACTCAGGCATTAAACGACGTATGGCAACGTTTAAACTCGGTCGTATCAAAAGCAGTTGATAAACTAAAGTCTCCTGATGCCGTGTTTCGTGATTCACTAATTGAGAATATTCAAGATTTATGTAACCTTTTGCCAAGACTTAATGTCACTGAAAACGAAAACGTTGAGAAAATGCGGCAAGACGTACAAAAAATTGTTGACAGCATTAGCGCTGAAGATTGTAGAAAAATCCCCGAAGTCCGTTCACATGCCGCCGAACGCCTTGATGAAGCAATGAAACGTATGTCTGGGTTTATTTCATGAAACCTTTGACTGAACTCGAATACAAACTTTTAACGCCGGGCATGAAAGTTAAGTGTATTGATCATACACTTACAACGAGTCTTGAAAAATATAAAATCTATAAAGTAAAAACTATATGTTTTAATTGTATTGTTGTTGAAGAAACTCCGCATTTTTTACCGTTTGCTTATTCTAGATTTACGTTAGATTTAGGGGAATAACTATGAACGAAAAGATTTCAAAAGCAAAAGCATTGCTGGTACTTGATCAACCGTTTTTCGCAAGTCTCCTTTTGACGATGCCGATTCATGAAGACAAAAAGATTACTACAATGGCAACAAACGGCGATTGGATCAAGTTTAACCCAGAATTCGTTGATAAATTATCGATTCAAGAACTTATCTTTGTCCTAGCGCATGAAACAATGCACTGCGTTTTCCAGCACATGCTTAGACGTGGGGATAAAAACCATAATAAATACAATATTGCGGGGGATTATGTCATTAACGATCATTTGATTCGCGAACATGTAGGCGAAATGCCTCATGGCGGACTTCATAACCCCCAGTTAGTACAAGAAGGCAATGGGACGACTGAAGGCGTTTATGCCTTATTACCTAAGGAAGACGAACAAAAAACAGCGGGCAACATGGGTCAAGGTGGAAGCATGGATGAAGTCGAGTCCGATGACTTGACCCAGGCAGAAGCAAATCAAAAGTCTGAAGAAATGCGAGTCAAGGTTATTCAGGCAAAGAACGCGGCTAAGACGTGTGGCAAATTCTCAGCAGGCCTTGAGAGACTCGTTAATGATTTAACCCGCCCTAGAATTGACTGGAGAACAGTATTGAGACGATTCTTAAGCGATCGGGCAAAAGTTGATCTGAGTTATGCAAAACCTAAGCGGCGTTTCATGGCCGACGACGTAAACCTGCCAAGTCTGTTAGGTGAGCAGTTAGGTGAAATCGTCATTGCAGTTGATTGTTCAGGCAGTATTGATGACAAACTTCTAAACGAGTTTGGTACTGAAATTTCAAGTATCAAAGAAGACACAAAACCAGTGAAAGTCCACGTAATTTATTTTGATTCTGAAGTCCTAAGGCATGATGAATTCTCAAGAGACGACGACCTTCGCATCAACGCATGCGGTGGCGGTGGGACGGCATTCTCACCCGTGTTTAGATATATCCAAAACAAAAACATTAGCCCTGTGGCATGTGTATTTTTGACTGATCTTCAGTGCAATGACTTCGGTCAAACACCGAGTTACAATGTAATGTGGGCATCGACTGACAATGGCAATGCGCCGTTTGGTGAAATCTTATTATTGAAAGATGCCGCATGAAACCGTTAGATGAAATCTCTTTGAAGTTTTTAAAGCCCGGCACGAAACTTAAATGTATTAATGCCATATATGAATTGAGAAATGGAGAAATATACGAATTTATGGAAATTTATTCCATTAACAATGGAAATATAACAATTAATTTAAAAAATGTTAAACATACTTATTTCATTAACCGTTTTACACTAGACTTGGGATGTGAATGAAAGCATTTAATAACAATACTTACATAAAACAAGAGATCGTGGGAAATCTAGTAAAATCAAGATTCACATCTCAAAACATTACACTACAAACGGATTCATTACCGAAGTGGTTAGTCTTTTATTTAAATTGCCAACCTGATAAAAATAGAATTCTTGAAGTCATCAACGCTATAGAGCCGGGAATGGACTTAGATAATATAAAGCAGTTATTCATGATTCATGTCCTTGAATTCTCACTACTTCAGTTCGATCATTCAAAAAATCTGAAAGTTAAAAAAGCGATTATACAAGTAATAAATCTTTATAAACAAAACAATACTGACAAAAAAAAATGGAATGCCGCTCAATCCGCCGCTTATGCCGCCTCTAATGCTACTTATGCCGCTAATGCCATTAATGCCGCTTATGCCGCTAATGCCGCCTATGCCGCCTCTAATGCTACTTATGCCGCTAATGCCGCCGCCTATGCCGCCTCTAATGCTACTTATGCCGCTAATGCCGCTAATGCCGCCGCCTATGCCGCCGCCTATGCCGCCGCTAATGCTACTTATGCCGCTTGTGCCGCCGCTTATGCCGCCGCTCAAAACAGGTTATTAGACTACTTAATTAAATTAATACAAGACTTAAAGGTAAATGCTGCATGACTCCTATAACTAAAGACATGCTCATATATTTACAACGTGGGACGAAGGTAAAAAGCCTTGAAAATAGAGGCCACAGGGAAATTGGATTAGTAAAAGATAAGATTTATACGATTAATAGAATTTATCCTACAGAAAGTTTAGATGGATATCTTTCATTACAAGAAGTTCCTAGTCCTATTTATTTATCAACTAGATTTACATTGGACTTAGAGGAAAAATGAAACTATTATTAATCCTAGTATTGACTTTTCTTATAAGTTGTGCTCAGCCCGTTGAATTTTCAACTATTACCCAACCTGTGATTCAATATTGTACCAAACAATGCCAAAACTACGGCAGAACGTTGGACTTCATAGTAATTTATCCAAATGATCAGGGCGATATGTGTCAATGTAATTAATCTAAATATTTTCTTTGACTTTCTAAAACTAATTCGATACAACGTGTTCAGTGTCTGTCAGGTAGCTGATAGCTATTAAAGCTATTAGTGGGGGTGGGGTTGTTCCGTGACCCCCGACTAAGGAAAATATGAAGATCACAAACACGATGCTAAAAGAATACCTAGACCTTAAGCAAGAACAAAAACGTATTGAAGCCCGACTACTTGAAATCAAATCAGAAATCATTGAACAAGGTGGCTGTCAGACTCAAGATTACGTTGCAGGTATAAGAGTCCAGCCTCGTCGAGTCCTGGCTAGTATTGAGACGTTTGAAGACTTATTAGGCGAATTCTACATGACTAGAAATAATCTAGTGAATACAATACAGGTCACCTACGTTGACGTAGTTAAACGCCCAAACCGGCCATAACTTTAACACTTTCATAGTACTTTAAAGCAATATAACCCTATAGTATGAGAGTTGCATACTTAGTTTTGTATGCCTGCTGTAGTCGTTAAACAATTCTCAGTCTATCTCTACGATAAATTCTCAATCATTCTTCGTGTCGGTGACCAATTAATAGTTGATACTTCTGAAGGCATTGCATGGCGCCCCGGCTATGAACAATATACTTTTGACATTTCGACTGAAGAATACAGACTAATAGATAACTGACAATCGCCGCACATTGACAATTTTTGTCAAGTCCTAAGGCTTATATTCAATTCCTAGACTGGCATGTATCCTGCACATAATATAAAATTATTATTAACTTCCATATAAAGGAGAAAAATTTATGGAAACTGTTCTTAATACAAATGAAATTAAAGAAATTGCAAATTCATCTAACACAGCTAAAGCGATTTTTAATGAACTCGGCAGACGTGTCAGGTCCCGGTCGAGACTTGATCTTCGAAAACTGAAATACGAAATTTTGTCAAGTGGAAATCAAGTAGTTGACGAAGAATATGTCGAAACGTTTAAAAAACTTCAGGCCTCGGGAGCTGGTAAACTCGTTAGCGGAAGACTTGGAAATCCAACTAGATTTATTTGGAATTATAAATTGAAAGATGTTACAAATTCCGCATTTGAACCTGAAACTAAAGTTAATGAGCCTGGTATTAAACCGGTGAGACGTAAATCCAAGACTCGATCTAAGCACAAAGACTTGTCATTGGCGCCCATTACAATAACGTTTCAACTTCCAAATGATATCAGAAGCGAAGATTTGAGTGCATTAATGAGTCTAGTAAAGGAATTATCGAAATGAAAGTATTAGTGATTGAAAGTGACTACGACCTGGCTGAGAGTTTAAAACTAGCTATCAATAACCTTGGTGCAGAAGTTGATATAGCATTTGATATAAAAACGGCAGCTAAGCTTTTGAATTACCATTATGATTTAATACTAGCTGACCATATGCTATTAAAAGTATCAGGGAATTTTGATATCTTATCTAAAGTCAAGTCTAATTCGGTCGTAGTCCTTTCTTCACTAACACCTAACGAAACAAAGGAATTGAAGTACAACCATATACAAAAACCATTCGGATTAAAAGAAATAGAAGATTATATAAACCCTAAACACCCGTAGAAGTTTTATACACTTGGATTCTATAATAATTTCCTTATGTTATAGTGTCTGAGTCTAATACTATCTAAGACTTATACATGGCAGAGTTTTAATTCTCTAATGATTTCAATCCCCTAACATTGGCACGAACTGTGAAATACCAATTACCAGACAGCACGAGTAACGAGACGATAAGATCTACTCGGAAGCAAGTCGAAGTAAGGTGGTTGACTTCAAGTATTGAGATGACATAATGTAGGTAAATTAGTGGACGGTCTTTAGACTTATGGAACTAGTTCGAAACATTAGTAGTCGGTATCAAGTAAACCTTGCAAGCTTAACAAGTACTATGAGAAAAAGTCGTTGCTTTTTCCATGGGATACGGATGGCGGGTTACCATCACGGGACGAATCTCCCGGCGGACAGCGGACCTTACTTACCTCGGGGCTTTAATGCCTAAAACACAGGGGTTATACGGAATCACGAAACACGCGGTTTCCCAAGAGAAGTACGGCAACGATGCTTTAACCGTGGAAATAAGGATTCTTTCGAATAAAAGTCGAAACGGCGGGATAGCATGGCCTAGGCCTAAACTTTCCTAGCTGTCTAACGATGAGGTCGTTACTGATGAGACTATCTAAAACTGTAATTATTAAAATGACTAGAAAAGATGCCGAAGAATTAGGTCTTCTGATTTGTAAATGTGGGCATCCTAGAAACAATCATTTTGATTTTGATGAAAAACCTTGCGCACATTGTCCATGTAAATATTTTCACGAAATTTCTCGACGTGGTATTATAATTAAATCAAGGAGTAAAAAATGATAATTAGTACATCCAATTGCATGGTTTCTTTATTTAATCTTTTTTGGATTTAAAGTAGGAAGAAAATGTAAAATGAGATACTTTGAATATCAAGTTAGGAATCGAAAATGAAGTTTTACTTAACAATATTCGCATTGATTTTATTAGGCTGTAGTCCTGGAGACTACGCTACGTTACAAGGCCCACCAGGGCCGCAAGGTCCTATTGGAAATCCTGGTAGTAGTGTTACAATGGTACAGTTTTGTTCGAATTATTCAACTACATACCCGTCAACATTTCCTGAATACGGATTCTGTGTATCAAATAATCTTTATGCAACGTATTGGAATGGGACAGATGCTTGGACTGCGGAAATCGTACCTGGGTATTATGATTCAACATCAACGTCTGCTCCTTGTAGTTTTACTGTTTTACCTAACTGTGTGGTGGAAAATTGAATCGCAAATACAAACGTCTTAATAAATTTATGTTGAAATTCTTACAACCCGGAGTTAAAGTAAAATACGTAGGAAATCTTCGAGAAAATCATCATTATAAATTAAAACGTTATAAAGTCTATGAATTCATTAATTATTTTGGTTACAATCATGTGATTATTCATGCTGAGAATCGTAATATCAACGTTCCATGCCATGCATTTACATTGGATATCTAATGAAGACATTTCCTAAACATTTAAAAAAACTTCTAGTACCTGGAGTTAAACTAAAGTGTGTAGATGATTCTTCAAATACGCGTAAAGATAAAATAAAAATGAATGAGATTTACACATTTGACGGCTGGCATGAAGTATGGGACAATGAAATTTATATAAAAGAAAACAATCAGTCTTGGTTTATAGATCGGTTTACATTGGATTTAGAATGACCCTCACTGCTGAAGCATTAAAATTTTTGCCAGATGGCACAAGACTTAGAAGCCTAGTGAATGATGTTGGTCTTGAATTTAATAAAATCTATACTTTAGATATATTTCCTAAGACTTATTCCACACTTAATGGAATGTTAAAAGAATTATACGCAGATAAATTAATTGAATTAATTCCTGATGGCGTAGGTTTATTATCTAAAATCAAGTTTAATCGCACTGAATTTAAAACACAAGTATTATCACTCAAAGAATTTCCATATAAAGAATTCCCTATTAGTTATTTTTCTCTAGACTTGGAGTCATTATGAAAATGAAAATCGTTGAATCCTTGAAACCAATCTGTGTAATCTGTGGCGAAAAAAACCTAGAGTTGTATTACAATGACACAGAAGTCCGGTGTTTAAAATGTATTCCAACAGGGCATAATGTCGAAACTAGAAATGAAACGTTTGAAGTCAAGAAACCTGAGGCGTTACACTAATGTGGAAAGTTGGCGATAAAATCAAATGTATTTTATATGATGGCGATTCTATCCAACCTTGGATAACTATAGGAAAGACCTATGAAATACTCGAAGTCATAAAAAATTATCATTACGATAATGAACATAAAGATAAATATAATCAACAATATAGAATAATGAATGACCAAGGTGGAAGTTGGTGGATACAACCGCATTGTTTTAAACTAGTATTTAAAACTACGGGCCCAGAGAAATCTGAAGTCGAAATCCTGGATAGAATACAAGAGAATTTTAAATGAAACCATTAGATGAAACTACAGTAAAATTCCTAACGCCCGGAGTGAAATTAAAATGTATCGTTAAGGGGGAAAAATATTCTCTACAAACAAATAAAACATACACATTTAACAACATATCTGGAATAATTAACGATATAACAGTAATTTGTGTTATGGAAGGAAATAAAAAATTAGGCCCATATTTTGCTTATAGATTTACATTGGATTTAGAATGACTGATATTGAATACAAACTTTTAACTCCAGGTATGAAAATAAAACGTATTAAGATTTCAACGGCGGTTTATAATATAAAAATAGGGAGTATATCCACAGTTGAGAAAACATTTGAACTTATTGATAGAAAATTTATTCAAGTTAAAGAATGCGATCAGTTTTGGTATTTTCATGAAGATTTTACATTGGAGATTGATTAATGTACCACATCTATGACAATGGTAAACGAATCACAATCACGCCCGTGTCATATAATTTCGTCTTGACAAATCTATTCCCAACTGCCAAAATAGACACTATGACGCTATCAAGTCTAAAACCAGGGGAAGAATACAATTATCATCAATATAAATTCGTGAGACAAGTATGAAAATTAAAGCAAAGCTCATGGACCAAAGTATTATTCTAGAAAACAATGGATTTGAATGGATAGTAACAGAAAGTAATGTACTTGACACACCTAAAAACACTACGTTTAAAACGTTAGTTGAGTTTCAATTCCATCACCCTTGGTATTCATTAGAAGAAATCGGAATAGAAGAATATTACGTAGGATGTATTCATGACTTAAAAATACGAGAAATCTTTATAACTCGTGAAGAATATTGTACTAAATGTAATTATACAAGAACTTTAAAACCTGGAGAATGAAATGAAACGAAGTCTTAAATCACTTCAAGGTATGTTTCCAATCGTAGCTCAAGTCTCTCCTTATCCAGGATATAAACGTCCTGGAGAGAATTTCTTTCATTATATGCCTTATAACTTTGAAGTATCTGAAATCATTATTACTAAAATCCAATATCAAGAAAATAATAATATCATGACCTTAAATTATATTCCATTATCTACACCAGATTCGTTCTTTGAACGAACAATTCATATTGATGATGAATTCATAATTGAAGTCCTAACGGGCAAGAAACGTAAGGACATCATGGCTAAGTATTATACTTATCTTAATGAAAATCTTTCCCGGCTTAACTATCTCCAGTTCAGAATTGGAAGTGATCCTGAATTCTTTGTTGAAGATTCAAAAGGTGAAATTATTCCTAGTTTTAAATTTCTCGGTAGTAAACAACAACCTAGTCATACATGGGGACAAATTCAAGTCGGAAGTCTTATTGAAGCTACAAATCAAAAAATGTATTGGGATGGCTTCCAGGCCGAATTTGAAACTCTTGCTTCGACTTGTTTTGGGTGGTTAGTAGATAGTATTTGGTATGGTTTGAAAGGATTATACGAAGAAGCTAAGAAATTTAACCCTGAAGCTAAAATTTCAGCTAAAACTCTTGTTGAAATTCCTATGAAAGAATTTGAAGCAACAGATCCGAAGTTCCTCGAATTTGGTTGTATGCCAAGTAAAAATGCTTACGGACTTAATGCTCCATTACTTAATGGAACGCAGACTAGACTTAGATCTACAGGTGGACATATTCACTTCGGTATTGGAAAAATGCCTGAGTATAAATATAGAGAAGTAGTTAAGACTCTTGACGCAATTCTTGGAGTTGCTTGTGTCGCATTGTTTCAAGGTCATGATCATCCTGAAAGACGAATGATGTACGGACTTCCTGGTGAATATAGAACACCTCAACACGGTCTTGAATATCGAGTACTTAGTAATGCTTGGATGTTTCATCCATTGATATCTAATCTTGTATTAGACTTATCTCGACAATCATTTAGATTCGGTGCCGCTGGACTTCGTAAACAATGGAAAACTTCAGAAGAAGAAACTATTGCTTGTATCAAGAATTGTGACGTTAAACTTGCTCAAGAAATCCTAAGTCGAAACAAAGACCTTTTCTTAAAACTTCTTGGTAGTTGTTATACACAATACATGACTAATAAAGAAGTCTTGACATTGTTATATAACATCTTCTATAATGGAATGGATACTGCGATTAAGAATCCAAAGGATATCGTAGGTAATTGGTGTCTTGAAGGTGAAGGATTGTGGCGTGGGCATTCAAATGGAACTGGAAAACAAGTAAATACTGGTGTTCAAATCTTGATTACCGGCGATAAAGCCGCATAAGGATAAGATATGATTTTTGATGCAACTAAACCCGAACCTGATTCTAAACCAAAAGTCGTTGAACTAGCCGAAAATGCTGGTATTAAAGACGATATGTTAGAAACTGTTCATGAATTAATGAAAATGTATAGCGGGAAGACTCCAAAGGATTTCTCTGTAGAAGAATTCTATTACATGTTTGAAGCAGGAATGCATAAAGCTGGAGTTAAGAACAACTTTAGACTCAAGTCTTTAATGAAACTATGCCATGCATATCTATATGGATATTCACTTGGCCGAGTAATTACAAAGGATTAAATATGTGGAAAGTTTTTATTGAATTCGTTGGTGAGAATGACTTAACGTTTATTCCCGGGAATTATCTTTTCAAGACTCGCAGCCATGCCGCAATGGGTACTGATAATACACGAGGATTTCCATTATTGTCATCGGCAATTCAATACACATTGAGTGAAGACTTCGTTGAGTACCTAGATTCAAAACATCCTATGAAGGAAATTAAATCTCTTTGTATTAAATTTGTTGATATCGGAGACTAATATGTATTCTGTAGTTAAACATACTCCCGAAAAACTCATCGTTGTCGAGGATAAAATCGAGACTCGTGAAGAAGCCGAATATGCAATGGCCGAAGCTATTATAGAAGATAATCAGTATTTTTATGAAATCGTGACTAATGGAGACGTAAAAAATGCGTGAATTTTTCGCTGTAATTGGATTTATTTCATTGGCACTTCTGGGAGCTTGGGGGATGAGTTCATGTGAACGCAAATACTTTCCGGAAAAAACACTTCAGCAACGTGTAAAAGAAGCTGAAGACGAGTGCCGGGAATTAGGTGCTACTGGGTATTCATTTCAAACTGGTTGTATTTTTTCAATTCCTAAGAAATCTTCGGGAGATAAGAAATGACATACAAAGAAGCTAAAGAAATTCTTAAGACAGCTAAAAATAAAAACATTGGAAAACCTTTAGGTGAAGGTTATTATCTAATGATGGATAAACAATTCCTTGTAGTTAAAAAAGGATTATTAGAAGCATTGCGAATCAATTCAAAAAATGAGTTTACTTTAGGATTGATTAAACCTACTCGTTCTGTATTAAACATCGTGAATCAATTCCTTCCATATAAACTTAAAATCAAATCAGGTCTTGTTTATATCGGAAATATGGAATATTGGAAAGGAATGAGGCTTGATTCAAACGGTGAAGTAATGATAGACCAAGCTTGGGATGAAGATTCAGAATACACCATGACATGTTTCAGATGTGAAACTAGGTATTCAAATACTCACTGTAGTAATTGTGTATCCGATTATATTGAAGAACTTGAAACAGATGCTGAAACTATAGAACCAGAAGGAGATCCTGACGACTACGACGATGATTATAACCAACCTATTGACGATTGGAGTTAAGACGTATGGTTATTCAAACTAAGAAACTAGATATGAAAGAATACAAAGAAAAATTAATAGAACAACAAGGATTTTTGTGTCCTTGGACATCTGAATACATCGAACCAAGTAACGTTGAAATCTTGTATCTCAACGGTATGGACTTTGCTATTTCACATCACGGATTAAATCAACTTCGGGATGACCCTAAATGGGGAAAAGTTTATATCAACAACAAAATAGTTCATAGTATTGATATTTCAGGTGGAAGATTCATAAGGGATATGGGATGATTTACGAAGTCTTAGGATATAATACGAATCATTTAGAAAAATCACCATGCTGTATCATTAAGTCTGAAAGTTTTGAATTATGCGATCATATTTTCCAGACATTAGGTGTGTTTTTCGCAGTGAATCGTTATAATAGTTTTAAACTTGTCCTAAAATGTGTTGACAATGGACAAATAATTAAAAATGGAGAGAAAAAATGACTAAACGTAAACCCAAAGTCATTGATTCGATTCAAAACGAACTCAAGATGTTATTTACAGAAGATATTCCTGATATTGCATTAAAAGAACCAGTCAAAGGTAGTGAATTTATCCGTAAAGGTTTTGTTGAATGTATCGATAACAAAGGCATTGAACATTTATTAAATAAACACAAAATCTATGTCCTTAATGAAATCCATGTTTCTCAGACTAAACTTGAAGTATGTTGCGAAGACGGCAAGATGCATTTCTTAGATACTAAGTTCTTCAAAGGTATTGATTATGGTCCTTTCATTGAAGGTGATTCTGTGTCATGTGCGGGATTCGCGGATTCTGAACAACTAGAAGGTAAAATTATTAATCCAGCTGAACTAATCCATCTTAATGGAATCGTCAAATCCGGTGATGAAACTCATGCCGTTGTATCATGGAGTAGTTATGTATTTAAAATTCCTAATCAACAACTTCGTTTAAGACAAAGATATCCCAAACTTCCTGATAATCCGTTTAAAGAAAACGATGTAGTCCGATGTATAATTGGATACAAATCTGAAATCTTTCCTAATTGGAAATACACAGTAGTCGCTAAAGATAGAGAACGTGTATTAATAAAAGAACGATCTGATAGATGGTATCCTCATACACATTTTATTTTAGATAATAAATCCAAGACAAAACAAATTCGTCAAAATCGTGACTTAAAACAAAGTATTCGGGAGTATTTAAATCTTCATAGTAATGAAATCGTATCTCCCCACGATCTTATTGAATATCTTAAGACTTTGAAACATGACGTTGATGTCAATGTAGTTATTAATGAAATTCGCGATTTTGCGAGAACTAGCTTTCACTGGTGAGGTTTTGATTGGAAGATTTATGCACATTCCCACAAACAATAAAAGAAGTCGCAACAAGCGAGTATTCCGTAAAACTCGTACAACACAAACACTTGTATGAGATCCGTTACGATGATATGCCGAGAGGATTACCTTTCAGTAATCTGACTATTGCGATAGATGTTTTTGAAAAACTCTTGACTAAACCATATAAAATAAACAATAATTAGGACTGATATGTTGAAACTCGTTAAAGTCAAAACTATGTTTGGATTTGAAATGAACTTTAGGCATCATCAGTTACTAGAGATTCGTCAAGACAAGAAATACAAAAACGTCTGTCATATCAGGACTTCAATACGAGACAAAGAAGGTAAGCCTATGTGGTTTACTGTAGAACACTCGGCGATTGATGTAATCAACCGTTATAACGAAACGAAAGGTTAAGTATGTACAGTCTTAAGACAAGATCTATTACTAAAAAAATAGACAAATCAACGTACTCTAAATACATGAGTGTTAGGAAACTTCTTAAGGAATATAATAAAACTCATACTAATAATATCGATGAACTAGAGTATGCCCAAAATGAAATGAAGCAGTTTATTAGGAAGTTTCGTAAAGAATTAAAAGAATGTAAAACTGAATACAAATTCTCGTATGTCGTTAAAAACAGGTCATGGAAATATTTATTTGGCGATAGTATTAGCCATTCATTTGAGATCAATACGTTCCATGATTCAAGTATTTTAAAGAACTTTAGACATGAAATGGTTCATAAAAACCTTTTCTTTAGCCAAGAAAAACCTAAAATCGAATGGTTCAAAGAAATCAACCAAAAAATCCAGGATAATTATCGTAAAAAGAAAATTCAGAAACGAAGTCTCAGGGTGCAATCTAGAACTGGAGTAAATAAAAACGGCGATCAAGTACAGTATAAAGTCTGTGGTGCCGTGATGTATCAACGTCCAAAACAGTTAAAGAGAGGTGAATCTCCTAAGACTCATGTATCATATGATAAGGAAATGATTATGAAGTTAATGAAATCTAGAGACAAACAAGTCATATTTGAAGAAAAGAAACCAAAGACTAAAGACAATTACATTGGTATTGAAATCGAATTCTTCTGCGATCTCGATCGTGATGATTTAAGTTACCAACTTGCCAACGAAGGTCTTGGTAAATATGTAGCACTTCATACAGATGGCAGTATCCAACAAGACGCTGGAACATTTGATCATGAAATCTGTATCCTTGCAAAAGAAAAAGAAATCTTTGGTGTTGTTAAAGACGTATGTAAAGTTCTTCAAGACGCAAATGCGAGAGTCAACAAATCTTGCGGGCTTCATGTACATTTGGATATGAGAAATCGTGATCACAAAACGGCGTTCTATAACCTAGCTTCAAGTCAAAATGCTTTATTCGCAATGAATCCATTCTCAAGACAAGCTGGAACATATTGTAAACGAATTGATACAAAAGACTTCGCAAAAGCTGCGTGTCAAGACCGGTACTTCGGTATTAATGCCCAGGCTTATGAAAAACATAAAACAATTGAAATCCGTATTCATTCTGGAACAATTATGGAAGACAAGATTAATAACTGGGTTAAGATTCTTATGGCGATTGTTAATAAACCCGAGAAAGTTGAAAAATCAGCTTCAACACTATTGGAATTTGTGACTCAATTCGATATCGATAAAAAACTCACGAAATACATCTATGAAAGAGTTTCTAAGTTCGCTGGCGAAGATAAACGTGGCGTTGAAGAACGAGGTGTCGCTTAAATGTTTAAAGCTGGCGATAAAGTTATGGTAATAATCCCCATAGGTCATTTACAACAGAATGATATTAGAACTCTTAGAATCCATCACTATACAAAAAAACTTTATATACCTCACAATGAAGGTACTAAAGAAGGATGGTGGGTTGAAGGAAATGAAAAATGTTTAAAATTACTACAAAAGCCCGCACCTAAAACAGAAATAGAAGCTTTAGATCGTTTTCAACAGAATTTTAAATACTAAGGAGATTATATGTGTAAAATTTGTATCATCCCTGGAATTACCGACAAGACTACAGAACTCGTTTGGAAATTCATTACAAAAATGTCAAAAGAAATGTCTGGATATTCTGAAACCGATGGATTTGGATATGCAGCTTTTGACGGCCAAGGTAATTTGTTTGGTGAACGTTGGCTTAATCCTAAAGAAGCATTCTCAAACCGTGATGAAAAAAATATCCTCGTACAAGAATTGATTCATAAATACAAAGGATTCTTGAGAGGAAAGCTTCCTATCTACAATAAATTCGGCGAAGGTAATATGAATAGTCTTAGGACTGCTATACTTCACGCAAGGAATGCAACAACCGAGAAAGGACTCATCAATGTCCATCCTTTTGTTCATGGAGACTCGGCATTGATCCATAACGGAATAATCGCAAATCATGAACAACTTCACAAAAAATACTCTACATGTGATAGTGAAGTCATATTGACTGAATACAATAAATTTAACGTAACTAACAATATTAAGAACATCAATAACGTTGCATCAAAACTTGATGGATATTATGCATGTAGTGTATTATCTAAAACTGATGACAATAAGTACATAGTCGATGTATTTAAAGAAGATTCGGCAAGACTTAAAGGTTATTTCATCAAGGAATTTAATACTGTTGTATTCGCTACTCCCGGTGCAAATGATACCTACGGTCCGATTCAATCCGTATGTCGAGACTTAAACCTAACTATTGTGGACGAATTTGATCTTGAAGACTCAAGTCTCCTTCGAATGGATGCAATGACCGGCGAAGTCTTAGATATGTGCAAGTTCAATTCTAAATTCAAGAAAGGTAAACGAGAAGTCACTGTTATTGATAAATGGACTCAAGAATTCGGTAACCATAACCGTGGCGGCGGCAGTCAACGAAGTTTCTCTGAAAAACAAAAAGATGAAGAACTTGAACGTCAGTTACTTGAGAATCTTTCATTTATGAACTACGAAGACGATACAAAAGAATTCACGGTATTGAATCAAGAAACGAAGTTCAATGAAGCCGGAGACTGGGAACAATCTGAGAATGGTGTCTGGAGAAAGAAAACGGCGGCACAATGACTAGAAAGTTCAAACCTGGAGACAAAGTTCTAAGAACTATTGATTCTGGAGCCTATGGAATCACAGTCCCAGGGCAAATCTATACAGTGAAAAGAACGAAAGACAACGGACATATAGCATTAGTCGAATGCCCAGATGGATTTGGATATTCAATGAAATCGTTTACTTTAGTAAGTACTGCTCCATTAACGGAATTTGAATGGTTAGATAGAGTACAGGAGAATTTTAAAGATGTATGACACTGATTTTGATTATACTGTATCAGATAAAAAAACATATCATGTCTATGCTAGTTGCAATAATATCGTAACAAGACAGTGTTTTGGATTAACTCTAAAGTTTACAGATCATGAAGGAAGTATCATAAAGCTCGACTATGATCCAGATATGTTTAAAGATGTGACTAAACAAGCAGTTGAAAGATTATTGTATACATATTATAATTGGGGAATTTCCCTTTAAGGAGTCAAAATGAAAATCATGCCTTACAAACGTTTTAGTAAATCTTGTAGGACTTTACGCCAAGCATTCGGCATGCGAAGTCTTCGGGTTGTTCATCCAGATTTAACACCTCGTGGTAGAGAAACTGTTATCAACTGGGGTTCAGCTAAATCAAAACCTATGGCTGTGTGCAAATTCTTAAACCCTCCTGATAAAGTAGCTGTGGCGGTTAATAAACTTGAGACATTCAAGATTCTTAAAGATGCTGGTGTCAATGTTCCTGAATTCTCAAAATCAGTAGAAGACGCTAAGACTTGGATTGAAAAAGGATACAAAGTCCTGGTTCGAAGTCTTTTAAGAAGTCATAGTGGTCAAGGAATAAAAGTAATTGATACAGTTGAAGACCTACCGTTGTATGCACCTTTGTATGTTCGTTACTATAGAAAAAAACATGAATTCCGGGTCCATGTCGTAAACGGTGAAGTCGTTGATTATATCGAGAAAAAAGCTAGACAAAATAAACCAATGAATTTTAATCCTTATATCAGAAGCTACGATAACGGATGGGTTTTTTGTCGAGACGGCATTACTCATATCCAAGAAGTCAAAGACGAAGCGATAAAAGCTGTCAAAGCCTTAGGTCTTGATTTCGGTGCAGTTGATGTAATCTTTACTAAGAAAGATAAACCAGTAGTTCTTGAAGTCAATACGGCTCCAGCTATGAGTGGAACTACTATCAATGCATACGTCTCAGCCTTTGAACAGTACATGTACTAAGGAGATTATGTGTTTAAAATCGGACAACGAGTAAAAATAACTAATACAAACGACATCATAGCCGGCGATTATCATTTTGTAAATAATGAAGTCTTAACTATTAACGCGACAAGTACTCATGATGGTCGTGTATATTATTGGCTTGGTAGACAAGGTGAAAATCGAATAGCTATCTACGAAACTGGTATTCGTAAATTATTCAAGAAACGTCCTAAAGACATTGTCAATTCCGAATGGACTTTAAAAGATGAAATCCAAGTCCTTGATAGAATAAGAAAGAACTTCCAATCTGATGATGATTACTATGACTATGATGATCCTGTTGAAAGAATTAGACCTATTACACCGGAAAATTTGACTGAACCAATGGATGTTAGAGTTACTACTGCTCAAACTCTTCAAGGAATGCAGCAAAACCTACAACAACAAATGGGATTGATACAGCCTAATATTCAAGGTGTAGTACTTCAAAATCAAATCCAAGATTTTCAACAGCAATGGACAGGAGATAATGTTACACAGAATCCTTTTAGGAGATAAAATGGAAACTGAAGAAAGAAAACTTGAGAAAAAAGAGATAGTAACACTAATGCTTAAGAAAGTCGAAGAAATAGTCCATGCAGGTATTGATTCAACTGATACAGAAGGATATAGTCCATTAGATCTTATTGTATTGACAATTAACCATGTTATGATCCTGGCTGAGACACAACGTAAAGCCGAAGCTGAATTTGATTCAGATGATGATTCAGGAACCTTACAATGAACTTACGACATAAATTCATTAGACATAATAGGAATATGGACATATGTTATTTAGTTAACAAAGTATTTGATACAGGAAAGAAGCTTAAACTAAGTCTCATCGCATTTAATATGGGGTATACAGAAACATATCGCTTGAACATACAGTTCAAAGCTGTTATATTCAAAGAAGAATTAAAGAACTGGCAACTATGCCTAGATAGTAATGCTAAATGCTTAAGATATTCTGAATGGAAACAAATATGACTCGTTTAAGATTTAAGAAAACACACCAAGGATACGCAACAAATGAGTTATTCATTAAGAAAGACTTGTATTATGGCTACATAGCTATAGATAAAAAATACTATTACTGGAATGTATATAACTCTGAGAATAGAAAGATTTATTGGGGACGAACACTTACACTAAAAGCCGCTAAAACATGTCTTAAAGACGCTTTTAGAGCGTTAGGAGCTACGTTTTATGACGAAGTCAGACAAAAAGATTAAGAAACTAAAACTCAAAGAGATCCTGTATTGTATATACTGCGGAAAGAAGTCAGCATTCAAAGTCTGTAACGAATGTTATTTAATCGAATTATAAGGAGAATATATGGAAATCCTGCAACTCAATACCCCAATTAAAGTCTTGATTAAAGATAAAGAACCTGCCGAGGCTATTGCTATCTGGGATTACGGTCGTGACGAAGACATTCAATTCCTTTGTTTCAAAGAAAAAGATGGACAAAGTATATTTGTTAACGGAACTGATATACGTCGAAGAAAATAATACTTGACTTTTTATGAAAAATGTGATATAGTATTACAGTTACATTACGACAGCCGATAAGGCTGTATAGCAATGTGAAATTAACTACTAAGAAATAACAACACAGCACGATTAACAAAATTAACACTAAGTAGCGAATTGTGAGAGGTGTATTTAATGCTTAAATCAAAAAAAGTAATTCCTTCAGAAACTACTGATAAGATTAAAGAATATTTAGTACATAACTTAGAATCTATTACTAAAGACTTCAATAAGTTTGATGAATTATATAACGCAATAAAAGAAATTACACCTAAGGAACTTCAGAACGACTTGCAACAACAAAGAACCCAAGAACTCTTGTATTTCATGTGTCATAAAGTATCTGATGCAATAGGTGTCGATACCGAATCAGTTATTAATGTAGTTGAATCTAGACTTCCAGAAATAATGGAGATGTATAACAAACAAAAAGGAGAAACAAATGCTTAAATTCCTCATCGGTAATCTTCTCATCACGGGCGTAACTGCTGGATTGCTTGGATTTGTCCTTAGTATCTACAATGTAGGTGTTTTGGGTGGATTCTTGACGTCTGTTGTTGCAGTACTTGGTATTACGTACTTCTATACCATTCCACAATGGACTTTGATGAAGTATTTGAAATCAACTTCCTGTTCTATGAACAGTAGTAGTAAGGTTTCATAATGTTAGTAATTCTAGTACTTGGCATATTTCTTGCAACCATAGTTAATTTCATGTATTATGAATACAGAGTGGTAAAAGGTTTGAAATCTGAACCTAGTTACATCACATCGAAATATACTAACTATTTGTTATACAAGAAATATTCTAAGAAGACATCAGCTCGATCTGTCATGCTTAATTCCGAGGAATAGCATATAGCATAGGTGAAAGTCCTGTCATGTCGAATTAATAGAGGCTGTAGTTTAATGGTAAAACAATCAGGCGGAGAGTAATCCCTGAATAAGTTCTACGTTCGAGTCGTAGCGGCCTCACTCCAAAAGGTGTATATGGATAATAAATTATGGAATTGACAATTGATGAACATAAAGTTATCATAGATGATGAAGATTATGAGAAAATATCAAAATTTAAATGGTATATTTTAATCACTGTAGATGGAAATAAATATGTTTCAAAAACAGCTAAATCGGACATAAAATTTATACATCATTTGGTTTTTGGTAAACCTGAAAATGGTAAATGTATTGACCACATAAATGGAAATGGTTTGGATAATAGAAAATCCAATTTAAGAATATGCACAAATCAAATGAATCAAGGAAATCAAAAGATAAAGAAAAGCAATACATCTGGTTACAAAGGTGTCGGTTGGGTTAAGGATAGAAAAAAATGGAGAGCATACATTTGCTTTGGAAGAAAATATAAACATTTAGGTTCCTTCGAATCGAAGGAAGAAGCGGCCAGAAAGTATGATGAATATGCAAAACTCGTTTTTGGTGAATTTGCCAGAACAAACTTTAAAGCAGATTAAAGATTTAAGATATAACGGAAAAATTATTTTTCCTGAAGAAAAGTTGATGTTTAAGGCATTGGAATTAACACCAATTGAAAAGGTTAAAGTTGTAATATTGGCCCAGGATTGTTATCATGGAGAAAGACAAGCAAATGGGTTAGCTTTCTCGGTAAATAGAGGTGAGAAAATACCACCGTCACTACAGAACATTTTCCTTGAACTTTGTACAGATCTTGATATTCCAGTACCTAGTCATGGAGATTTAACTAAGTGGGCGGAACAAGGTGTATTACTTCTGAATTCTGTATTAACTGTTGAGAAAGGTAAACCTGGTAGTCATTTTGGTATTGGCTGGGAGGATTATACAAATAATATTATTAAAAAAGTGAATCAAAAACAAACGCCTGTAGTATTTATGTTGTGGGGAAAGAAAGCACAAGAAAAATCATATCTTATAGATAATAGTATCCATCTTGTACTAACTGCAAGTCATCCTTCACCTCTGTCCGCTTATCGTGGATTTTTAGGATGCGGTTGTTTTAGTGAATGTAACAAGTTCTTAGAATCTAGATCTATTTCAGGAATTGACTGGAGACTTGAATAATGCGTGTCGGTGATGTAGTAACTCCATACAAGAAAATGTATGATAAGTTTAAACCTAGACGTTTAGAATATGGAAAGAAATATATTGTAACTGAATTTGCTAGAACTGAAATCGAAGATAGGAAATACGGACTTCAAGGAGTTCGACTTAGATATTTAAATGGACAACCAGTAGGTGAATATTATGTAAATAATAAAAACGTAGGATATCCATATCCCATGACAATGTTCTATATAGTGGAACAACGAGGTAAACCAGTATCTGAAATCGAGTACTTAGACCGTATACAAAAGAACTTTAAAGATGATGAAGTTAAACCTAGGTATTCAGTAGCTCAAATAAGAAATCTTATGGATACAATAAATAATACGAATGTTGATGAAGTTATTAATATTGATGAAGTTATTGAAGAAATCATGGGTACGGAAGAATAATGAGTCTTGATAGACTGAGTTACGAAATTGAAGAATATCTTAAATTCAGTTGTAAAGATCGAGGTATAGAAGTAGAACTATACCATAGTCCTAATACTCCGAATTATATCATGTATTTTCGAAAATCATCTTGGAGTAAATCTGTAAAATTTGAAATTCCATTACATATAATGTCTAATATAATACTGAGCGGCTATTATTCTAAATCATTATATGAAGTCCACAAATTAATAGAATATAGATTGTCTTTAGATGGTTGTATTGACGCTATTAAAACGGCATTAAATAAATGAATAATCTATTTACATCGTTATGCATGTTCTTATCTCTCCATAATCCAGGATGTAACGCATTCCTAGATGCCAGTATGCAGAAAGTTGAAGTCGAGCAGAACGTAAACAAGGCTCAGGTCATTATTTTAGATCAAACATACAAAACAGTAGGCAAGACTAATGTTATTGCAATAGCGGCGATATACGGCGGTATAGATGCATATAATAAGAAGGATCTGAAGATTAGTACACCTATTAAGATCTTGTATATAGAGAATCTGACAGTTGAGGTGTCTCCTAATCAGGTAAAGAGTTTAGTTAATTGGAAAATACAGTTTTGAGGTATAATATGAAGATGACATTTTATGCTATATGTGATAAACATGGAAGAACGTATTGGACAGATTCTAAACGGTCTGGATGTGAATCGTTGTTAAAAGAAATGAAGAAAATAAATAAAAAGATAAAGATTGTGAAGTTTAAAGGAGTCTATAGATGAAGGCGTTTATTCTACGAGATCGTACCGGCAAGTTATGGGGTATTAACTCTTCGTATAACAATGCGGTGTTATTTCTAGATGCTGGTTCTGGTATGCAAGCATGGCAGAATCTCGGTAGTAGTGCAAATCCGTATGAACTTGTTGAAGTCGATATTACTGATTCTGTTAAGTTAATTAAAGTATTTGATGACGATAAAACTATGAAATTGGAGACAAAAGATGGGACGATTGTACCACAAGAAAATAAACCTTCTTGACGCACCTAAGGACTCTTGGATCATTACTACAGCAAATACAAAATCAAAGTATTGGCCGGGACTATTAGCTAATATTAAATCTGAATTCCCCGAATCATTTAAACAATTTATGGTTCATTGTGATTGTTTTGATGAGGCATTGATTTGCCCAACAATTGTATGTAGTCCTGAAAATGGTAAAAGACTAGTGTTTTTATTGACATCTGACGGATTTAACAAAAAAGATAATACTAAATACAAAGTTTTTAAGAATCTTGCTAATAGTATTGAAGACTTATTCTCTATGTACGAAGTCCCTAAAGAAATTTACTCAGATAATCTTTGTGGTGAGATTTTTAAACTCCAGCCCGAAGGTGTTGAAGAATTATTGTTGAGTTTTATGGATAAATATGATGTGATTTGGAATATGTGTGATGAAAAATAAACTCTCTCATTCTAGTATTACGATGTATCTTGAATCATCTATGAAGTGGTTCTTGCATTATCGTGAGAAAATCCGACCAGTTAAGACTAAATCAGCGTTAGTGTTTGGTAATGCACTTGACGCAGCATTCAATAGTTTGTTACAGCATAGAAACTTATCTAAAGCAATGCAAGTCTTTATGTATCGTATGAAAAACGTTATAATAAATAATAAACGGGTGAAGATCGATGAAACTGATTTAGTGATATATACAAAAAATGATTTAGACCAGGAATTACTTGAATATTTCAAAGCGACAGAACACAGTAATCCTCAATGGATGTCACTATGCTTAAAAGGTAAATTAATAGTTGAGGCGTATTATAACGAAGTCCTTCCAAGGATTAAAGACGTCCTAAGTATTCAAAAACGTGTACGGCTTGAAAATGCTGATGGAGATAGTATTGAAGGAAAGCTAGACGCGATAGTGAGGTGGGAAGACGGCAATGTTTATCTCGTGGATAATAAATCCTCTACAGTTAGATATACTCCTGAAAGTGTTAAAGAAAGTAATCAACTAGCATTGTATAATTACATCGAGAAAGATAATTATCCAATTAATGCTTGTGGGTTCATAGTATTGAATAAAAACATTAATAAAAACAAGACTAAGACTTGTATATCATGTGGATACGTGACTCAATCAAATCATAAGAAATGTAATAACGAAGTCAATGGAAAACGCTGCAATGGTGAATTCATAGTACAGATCCATCCAACAGTAAGTATTGAATACATATTTGATGTTCTTGGTGATTCCGATGGTGAAAGAGTAATTGAAGAATTTGATAAAGTCAATAACTTAATCCATAATGGTGAGTTTAAATGTCCTGGTGATAACTGTAAATCAAAATTCGGTGTATGTCAATATTGGAACTATTGTAGAACTGGTGATATGACTGGATTAGTTAAACTCCCAGAGCGGAAACGAAAACGATGAAACCTATTACAGATACAGAGATTTCAGATTGTAAAACTTTTTTAGAATATGGCGAATTATGAAGATATGGCAGAGTTATTTCGATAGTAACGGATTGTTGTGTCAAAAAGGTCCAACATTTGATGGAGGAGATACTCCATGTCATTCTGGGTTATGCTATTCAGCGAAGTATCTTGGTTGTGATTTTCCTACAACTACGCGTATATTGGACTGTTATAGAAAATTAACAACATCGTCGGGATTATTATTTAGAAATCCTGTGAATTACAATAATCCAAGTGATACATCAAGAGATCAATACGTTGGATTTGTGTGTGGATTATTAATAAATTATTATCGTTCATTGGTTTATGAATTATATGATGCATTACCTAGAAATTTTCTAAAATGGCCAGTTTATCCAAATGGCGACTTATTTACAATCCAAGACTATGTATTGTTTAATAGATATAAAGTTTCTCGTTTTGTTCGTGAAATCGGAGACTTTCTACTTTTACTTGAAGTCCTAGTACAATGTTTTTGGACTACTAGAGTTCCAGGCAAGATAGCTACATTCTTGTATAAACTCACTAAGTGGAATTGGTTATTATATAACGCCAGTCCTAATGCTGAAGGTGTTCCTCAAGACCCTCGTGGGCCAGAAAGCACTAGTAATGATTTAAACGTATTTCATCAACTTCTAGTATCAAAGCTTATTCAGCCGAGTCTTATGAGTCGCATAGCCTCTAAAATCTATGCCTGTTACCGTCCTAAAGGCATTCAGTACGCATTTGATTCGTATTTTGAGGGAGATATGTCACCCCCTGTAAACATTCTCTTAAAACCTGTTATAAAGCGTTATTTCTATGCTTAGTTTGTTTTTATTATCTATCCTTGCTCAAGGAAGTCCTGTACATTCGTGTAACCAAAAAGTATATGACATAATCTATAAACGAATTATACAAGACTCTATGACTAAACCTGATGACAAGGAATCAATGGATCTCAGGAATAATGCTATAGAAGCACTACGTCTTCTCTGTAATGGACAGAAAAGTAAATACGAAACTAATAAATAATTTACTTGACTTTTTGCTTAAATTGTGGTATAGTATATTTCTGTTTTGATGAAAAAGGAGTTTCCTATGGGACGTAAAAAAGAACAGGAAGAATTAGAACTCAATAATTCTGTTGAACCTGAATCAGAAATCTCACAATCCGTTTCGACTCAATCTCAAGACCCCAACGGTAATGTTCTCTATACCCACGAAAGTCTTGGTATTTTTAAAGACATGAAAACTGGTGAATGGAAAGTCGCCTGTATCAAGTTTAATCCAGATACGTCTGAAGCCAAGATGTATGATGTCATTACATGTGGTTATAAAGACTTTGCTATTGAGAGATTTAAAATCGAATCAAGTAAACGTGTTATGAGAAACGAGAGGTAATGATGAAAACATATAAAACTAAAAAAGGTACAGAACTTCAGTTAATGCAACTCAAAGGTAAAGACTACATGATGGTGGCATACCGCGTTGCTTGGCTTGTTGATGAATGTGACTCGTACTCAATCGACACAGAAATTTTGTCCCATGATGCCGAACATGCCACAGTCAAAACGACCCTTAAGATCTTTGATAAAGACGGTAAACTTGTGAAATCAACGCAAGCAACAAAAACCGAACACAAGAAGGATTTCAATGATTTCCTAGAAAAAGCGGAGACCGGGAGCCTTGGACGTGCATTGAGTTATGCTGGATTTGGTACGCAGTTCGCAGTCGCTGACATGGACGAAGGCGCCAGGATTGTGGATACCCCGCTAGAAGCGACATCTGGGCAATCGAAGGAATCGTCACCAACCGTCCGGCGCTCTTCGTTCCGCAAGCCAGCTAAAGACGCGGCACCGGCAGAATCTCAATCTACTCCCACTCAAGCGGTTGAAACCTCAAATGGTAATGGAGCTACAAGCTTCAATAAATGGTGATCTATGCTTAAAGAAGTCAGAGACAAGCTTAAAGCTATGAGTCTTGAATTGTATGGAGCAAGTAGTAAATGGAATAAACTTTTGAATCAACCTGAAATCATCATAGAAGAAACAGAACACAACGGCGTTAAGGTTAAGACAAAGACTACGAAGTATCATACAGTTGATGAATTGATCCAAGAAATGGAAAAAGCAATCGAAACAAAGCGTATAGAAAACACGCGAAAGGAAGAAAATGAGCGACGAGTCAGGGAAGCAAGACTTGCAAAAGGAATCCCAACCGGAGACGCAACAGGAGAATCAGCAGATTGATGCACTACAAAACGCTTTGTCTCAAGGTGATGCGCAGCAGGTAGATCAGCACGATCCATTAGATACTCATGCTCAATTATTCCATCTATATACTCCTCGTCTTCGAGGCATGCTTAATATGATGAATAAAAAAGCATTGATTCGATTGTTGTTCAGTCTAATTCAATTCCCTTTGCAAGAAGGCGAACTTAAAACTAGAAGTAAACTTGAAAAAGATGCATTTCAAATCTCAGATCAGATGCTTACATCTAAATACTTGATGGTGTTAGGTACTTATCTTCAGATTGAAACTGAAAACGCTAAAAAACTTGAAACTAATTCTATAGAAGGAGAAACAAATGGCAGGTAAATATAAACGTTCTATTATTGGAAGTATCGTCAAATCTAAAGACCCCAACAAACCTCCGTATATGAAAATCAACGGGAGTCATACGTTGAAAGACGGTCAGTATCTCAATCTTGAGAACAAAGATTTTCAACTCTCAAGTCTTGATGAAGCATTGAAGGCTGGTCGTATGTCTCCTGAAACTGTCGCTGAAGCTAAGGCTCGGATTGGTAATATTCCCTCGTTTGTTTTGTATCATGTCGTGAGTGTTTCTAAAGACGAATAACTCTAAAGTGTGAGCGGCGTGGTAGCTGAATCTGGGCGCTGTATGGCACCTGGTACTGGAGACACGCGGGGAGCATCAATGACCTTTCTAAAGGCCCGGATAGGTGTAAGGTTGAAATTTGCAATACCCTATCTAGTCGGAGTAGCGCCCGACCCACACTATCAAAAGGATAAGATATGCATGCAAAAGAAGCAAGGGAAATAGTCGAAGACTTCGCAAAAAACTACGTACCAAAACGAAGAGAAAAGTTAATGGCGGAGATTCGAAAGAAAGCTCAAAATGGATACAATGTTTTGTATTTCAGCGAGTACTGGGTTGATCCTGATGACTATGGGTATTTGAAACTTCTTGGTTATACTGTAGAAGAACCTAAATATGAAAGTGTTCAATCACTGCAAGGAATTCAGCAACAAGCATACCCAACAATATATAATCCATATTGGTATCCAAGTCAAATAAATCAAGGCATAACATATATAGAAGGAAAAATAGAATGGTAAAATACATTCGTCTTTGTGAAGGATTGAATGATAAAGGTAAATTGATTTCTCCAGAAGAAATCTCAGATTATATTAATACAGTTGAAAGTCGTGAACATGATTGGTATTCAAGTATTTATTACTATACTGATAAACATTTAGAACAATTTCAAAAAACAGGAACTATATCAGGTATTACTGATGTAAAGACTGATAAACTCGTATTTGATTTTGATTCAAAACAAGATATCGAAATGGCTAGAACCGATACAATTGAAGCGATTTCTAGGCTTGAGAAATTCGGAATCAAAGATGAAAGTATTGAGATCTATTTCTCAGGTCAAAAAGGATTTTCGTTAGTAGTTCCTTTAGAAAAAGAACTCACTCCACAACAATTATCTGATATTGCTATTAATAAAATAGGCTACGGTCTTAAAACTCTTGACACGAGTATCTACAACGCTAGTCGTATCTTTAGACTCCCTGGTACAAGGCATCAAGCTTCTGGACTCTATAAAATTCCGTTAGATAAGATCGATATTCAAGAACTTCCTATTGAAAGCATAAAAGAACTTGCGTCTCAATTCTATGACGTAGAATCTAGGACTCCGGCCAAACCATTGCCTGAATTATTCGAAACTGAAACCATTGATGTTACTCCCGAAGTAGCTGATACAGATTTCGAAGTTGATTATTCAAAAAAACCAAGCCGATGGACAAATTGTAAATGGAGTATTGCTCAAGGTAACTTTGGTCCTGGAGAACGTCATACGGCACTCACGATATTAGCTGCAACATGCCGTGGGTTCGGATTTACAAAAGACATGACATACGACATTTGTAAAGGCGCGCTTCGTAGGAGTCATGAAAAATTTGGTAAAGGTGGCACGACTAAAGACGAATTATACGAGAATATTATAGAACAAAGTATTTTCGGTGATAATTGGAAAGGTGGCCAGTACACCTGTAAGAAAGATCCATGGCTTAAACTGTATTGTGAAAGCTTAGGCGAACATAAATGTGAAGCACCAGAAGACGATGCTCCGTTATGTATGCCAATGGATAAGATGTGGAAAGACTTCATTGATTACGCAGAGAACTTTGAAAAGAATTTAATTAAAGTTGGTCTTGAGAGTTTTGATTCCAACGTCGTTTTGACTACTTCGGCACTTTACGGATTACTTGGTGCTCCTGGTGCAGCTAAAACTACTGTAGCACTTCAGTTCTTAAGGAATGCGTCTAAACAAGGAATTCCTTCCATGTTCTTTTCAATGGATATGGGGAATCGTCCGATCTGTGCAAAACTGATACAAAATGAAACTGGTATTCCTTACAGAAGTTGTCTTGAACTTGTCAAAGCAAATAAAAACCGAGCTATAGATTTGATGAAACAAATCTCACCTAAATATGAAAACGTTGCTATGAGTTTTAAATGCGGATTAAATGTTGAGCAGATTCGTGAAGGTATTGAAGAACAAAACAAGATAAACGGTCCTGGTAACGAAGTAAAGTTCGTCGTGATTGACTATCTTGAGAACATCTCGTCTCAGTATTCAGATCAAACAGCAAGTACTGGATACATAGCTAATTGTCTTAAAGACCTTGCGACAGAATTAAATGTCTGTATCTTGTTGTTACTTCAGACGCAAAAACATTCAACACCTGAGGTCTCAGATCCACTTCTTAATCTCCGTGGGGTTAAAGGCTCAAGTCTGATCGAACAAGCTTGTAGTTGCATCATAAGTATTTGGAGAGAAGGTTACGGACCTCAGTACAAAGACAATGATAAATACCTATCCATGGCCGTTATCAAGAATCGTTTCGGTGAATTATGGAGAGGTGATTTTTCTTGGGAAGGTAAACGTGGTCAGATTTCTGAATTATCAGAAGAACAAGAAGTCGAATTAAAGGATTTTCTTAAATCAAAAGAAGAAATGAAACGAAGTACGAATAATAACTTTAATAAGTGGGATTGATATGGATAAAGAACAAGTTCCTGATCTCTTTACCGTAACATTCGTCGGTGAGTATCTTGAGATTATTTGTAAATTCCAACGGGAGATGATCGAAGAAACCGAACACGGAGTATACCGTGAAATAGCTCCTGGTGTTGTCCATGGATATCTCATAGATTTCGATGATAAGTATTATTTCCTTGGCGATGACAAAAGAGTTATTACTCGTTGCCTTGATAGATCTGAAGTCTCATATATCGAAGTAATTGAAGAACAAAATGAGTATGATAAAATCTTAGATCATATGCCGATTCCCGGTGAAAACGAGTCGAACTAATGTATGATAAACTCATATTTGGAAAAAATAATACCGAGAATG